TTAGCCTTTTTCTTAGCCTTTTTGTCGGCCTTTGATTCTTTTGGAGCTTCTTCTGCTTTTTCTTCTTTGGCTTCTTTCTTAGCCTTTTTGGCTTTCTTCTCTACCTTCTCTTCTCCCTCTCCGGCTTCTGCCTTTTCAGCTGCTGCCTTTTCCCGTCTCATTTTTGCCCGATATTTTTTACGTTCTGCTTTGTCATCCATTCCTTCAGGGTACTCATATTTTTGAGCGAATGCACCGGTACCAGCAGGTTTCAATTCTTTGCATTGGTCGTTGATGTTGTCCAGTTCTTCTGAAGCAACATCCACTGCCTTTTGCAGTTTGTCAAACTCTTTACGGATTTTCTTGTCTTCGATTTCTTCCGGATCTTTGATGGAGTTCTCTTTCTTGAAAGTTCTCAACTCAGCTTTTGCAGTTTTTAACGTTTCTTTTGCAGTTTCCTTTGCAGCTTTTGCATCTTCGTAATTCTCAAACTTTTTCATCTTATTCAAATTTTAAATTAATATATCCTATCTCTTTGTATTAACCATTAGTCCTTGACCTTGATTCTCGTGTTCTAGATGCTCATTTATTTTTATTTATTATTTAATTGCAATGCAAATATAATATCCTATAATATCATTTGCAAATCCAAAGTTTCTGAGGTTTCTATTTTAATCACCTTATAATCAGGAATTCCCAGTCTGTTTAACAGGTATCTGATCTCTGATTCTTTAAGCTTGCTCACGTAGAGAACTTTATTCTCCCTATTACCTCTAGTTGGGATAATCACCTTGTAAATATCTTGTAAGGTAATCATCTCTAGAAACTGGTCCAAATAATCTTTGCAAGCTTTTCGGTATTGATTATACCTTTTAGTGTACATCTCCCCTTTGGTTTGTCCCCGGTATTCGTCCTCTAACCAATGGAGATTTTGCTTTTGTTTCATTAGGCTCTCAATTATTAACTCAGCCCTATTCAATTCTTCTACTCCCATTTTAAAATCCTCCTGTGTTTGTATTCGTTAGTAATTGCACATTTAATCCTTTTCCTTGGAGTATCTGTTTTCAGGTTGTATCTCTTGAAATTCAGTTTCTCCATGAGAATCACGTTCTCACATAGGTTGTACATGTACTCGTTTTTACTCACATCATCGATGAGACTTTCTTTTAAACCTGACCTGAAAATCTTGGTTTTCTCATCTATGGCTTTGGCCATTAATTTCTCAGCTAGTTTAACTGGGTCTCCCTTAACCAACTTATAGTTCTCCACTCTATTCTTTAACTTAGTAATGAGCTTGTATACCCCTCCAAAGCTGTGAATAAAGTAAGATACATTCTCCGGTAAACCATATACCCGGAAATTCTGGTCTATTTCCTTTTCTCCAGAATAACCTATAGTATCCAAGCATACAAGGATAACTCCACATCTGGAAGAACAGAGTTGGGCCAATCCCAACTCCTTTCCCTTCAACCCATGTTTGAGTTTAAATTCCTTGCATATCATATCTTTGCATACTGGTCTTTGATTCCAGTCTACAGAAGCCTGATATTCTTCTAAATTACTTTTTAGTTTTTCCATAGTAATTATCTGACATTAGTTCATGTTCCCATTTAGTTATCACTTTCTTATAACCCAAATTGGTTCTCATTAACCATCTAACTTCATCTCTGTGAGATTCTATATCACAGATAGAATCCTCATTCTCTTCTTCAAAAGCTTTCTCAGCCTCTTCATCATCATAATCTGGGTCATCCATTTTTACGTCGCAAATGGTAATTGGTTTCTCCTCTCCCACCTTGGTCATGTTATAGAATTGTTTATACCAAAACTTTAGTAAGTCATCTGATGAGCAGAGTTCATCTACCATATCTTTATTACCTTCTGCCATGTAACCTATGAAATCCCAAAATAAAATCCGATACCTATAAAACTTGGGTAATCTGGGTGTTAGATAATCATATGCTTCATAACCTTCTTCCCTTCCGTAAAATAACTTATTATCCATGATAAATGTTTTTAATTATTATATGCAAATATATAATCTCGTTATCTTGTTTGCAAATCCCCAGTTACTAAAATAGGGAGCTTGTTGCTCCCTATTCCAAACATAAAATTCTAGGCTGATTTTAAAACTGGCAACAGTTTACTTTTTACCTTTCTTCCCTTTCTTCGGAACTTCGATGTCAAGTTCTTTGGCAATTGCAACCCGGAGCTTCTCGACTTCGTCGTCATCATCTTCGTCGTAGTCCTCGACATCAATGTCTTCCAGCTCCTCGTCGTCAACCAATTCGGAAAGTTCTTCGTAATCCATGTCTTTGATGTCTTCCCAAGTGTATTCATCTTCGTCGTCATCCTCATCCTCTTCTTCGGGTTCTTCCTTTTTTGCCGGTTTTTTGGTTTCCTTTTTGACCTCTTCTTTTTTGCCTTTTTTCGGAGCTTCTTCCTCTTCCGGATCCTCATCATCTGCCAATGCTTCGGCCAAAGCTTCCAAATCCAAATCTTTCTTTACCAAAAGAACTTTCTCTCCATCCTCTTCTCCGAGGAAATGTTTGTCATCAATTTTCTTTACAATTTTCATTTTTCTCTGTTTTTAAGTTATTTAATTAACCTTATATCCTAAATTCAAGGTATATTAGCACTTCCAGTATTTTTAATATTCTAGGCTTTTTACTGATAAATCCTTAGTTACATCCACTGCCTCAATAAATTCCTTTGAGAACATTGTCCATAAAGATAAGGATAGGTGATATCTGTAAAAAGGTCCGTTATCATATTTCCATTCTGTTAATGTTTTAAGGATATTAGTTCCATAGACAAAGTCTTTAAGTGGGACCCTATCCCATTTCCTGGTTTTAGGTCTACTACCACCCAGAAACTCTATAATGTGTTGGGCCCCTTTTACACTATTTAGCTCTACCATATTTGTAGTGAATCCTTCTTTAAACCTGGATATAAATAATGGAAGGTCATCCTCTACACATCTTAATAACCAAACTCTATTCTCTAACCTTGCAGTGGCTTGACGTTTTCTCCTAACTCTCAACCGTTTACTAGTCCTTTCTGCATGAGCTTTGTCTATAATGTTAGAAGGTTTTATATCATTTCTAGCTTCACTTATAAGAGGGAGTTTTCTTACCTCAAATAAGGCCTGATCTAACTTGGTTATCTGATATCCTGGTTTAATTTTGAACTCATAATCCTTGAAATAAACCTTGGCTATCTCTAAAGCCTGTTCCTTGAATTGGAATGGCTTATTAATAATCCCAGGCTTTAGAACATCTCTAAAGTCTAGGATATAATAATGGAGATACTGTATTTTCATCTATTTCTGTTTTATCTATTATCATGATTTGAAATTTAGATTTCAGTGATTTACGCTTTTTCCACTTACGTTTTCTTCTTCCCATATTTCTTTAAAATATCTATCATCCTTTTGCTTTTCGTTTTGCCTTGTTGTACCATATTCCAATTGATTTAGGTGAAGCATCTGGGAATTGTTCTAATACTGCCTTCTCAGCTTCTTGTTTACTCATCTTTAACCGGAAACATTCAAATGTTTTGGCTTTTGCAGTTCCAGCCATAACCCCATCAGATGTTTTCTGTTTCTTTTTTCTCGGGGGTTTTTTACTCATCCCTGCAATCCTTTTCATCTTGATGACCATACCATCATCATCTCTCTCACCAATAAATCCCAACCTCAATGATGGATGTATCAATTCTTCTGCATCCTCCCCCAAGGTCATCCGAAGTTGTTTCTCCACCCAATCATCAAAATCATCCAATAGTTGGGGATTCTTTGGTTTATGTAAGTTCTCTATCCAGAATGAATATAACTTAGGAACATCTGCATCAATTACTTCACTGAAAGGCATACCCCTTACAACGCATTCTCTTTTAAAATCTTTGATGCTCATCTTATCCGCCTTGGAATAAGCATGGGCCTTACCCTTATCTCTTGCCATTGTTTAAAAATCTTCGTGATCAATATCCTCAACCTCTATCTTGTTATCTGGAAATTTGTAATTCCAGAAATCCCTGTAAACCTTTTTGAAATCTTCATTCTCAGGCCCAACCAATTCTGTGTATACATATAATACCCAGTTTATCTTTGGACAAGGAATATCATGTACTATCTTATCTACTACCCATTCCCAAAATTCCTTTTGAGTGTTTGAGAATCTGGGAAAACTTGGAGTGATTTTCTCTAACTCATCCTTAAATAGGTGAGAGAACATAAAAACAAGGTCATCTCTATTTAATTCTCTGATTCCCTTGTAATGCTCTATTAATACTTTACTTGTTGCCATGTTTTATTTATTATTAAATATTAAATGCAATGCAAATATAATAAACTTGTTTTTCTTATGCAAATCCTTTGTTACCCTTTTTGCCCTTGTATCCTTGCAATAACATGTTTTCTGAAAACGTTTACGTTCTCTATCTCTTGGAAATTGATAGCATATTGCCTTATATCTCTGAATTTAGGCCAGAACTTCTGACCAGATTTAGCTGACTTATCCTCTGTTGTCAGATACTCAACAACCAAGCCGGCAAAGTTATTTGCTAGCGTCTCGTTATCAAATACGTATAAGTATAGATGTGAGAGGGCTTTTATATTCTTCTGAGCATATCTGACAGGTACTAGGATATACCCGTTTGGAAAATCTAAATGTATTAACGGGAGAAACATCTTTTGATACTTCCCATTGTACTCGTATAAATCCTTTATGTACTCTATTGAGGCCATTGGAATCTTTGAGATATTCCTTAAATGCTTAGCTTCCCTAGCCTTGTTGCGTCTTTTATACGCTGATGGCTCCTGAAGATTATCTGGAAGGACTCTGAAATTATTCCAGGCATCAAACTCCTTGATTAGGTTGTATAGGTCTCTGTCACAATCATTCCTTGATTCTAGGAGTTTATCCATACCTTCAGTGATAAGCCTTGTTCTACTCTCCTTAATACTCCACACATCATTATTGAACATCCTTCTTATAGCTTCCTTCACTGGTAACCTTAACTCCATTACTCCCTGAAAATACTCCCTGAAATCCTTACCCACTACTGATTCATCTGGGAATAACTCTCCATAGGTTTCATAATGAGTGGTGAACATCTCAAAGAATTTCACACATCTTTTCTGAATCTCCAACAATTTAAAATGGGCCTTCTGAACTATCTCTCCTATCTCCCATGAAGATTTCCCATGTACAGCTGTTAGGTTTAGAACTAACTTCTCTTCATCTGTCAGTATATTCCAGGCTTTGTCATTTTTCTTCATAATCCTCTGTTTCTAGTGATATGGTTGCATAAGCTTTATTTAATTTCCTTTCTCCTACCTCTTCAAATCCATTCTCAAGGTAATCAGTACTGTTCATATCATAATGATACATCGTGTAATATATATTAAAGAAGGGAACAGTTATCTTGAGTGGTGCTCCATTAGAGATTTCAACTGCGATAATCATGTTCTGTTTCTCCCTGTTTATTTTCTCAACTACTCCATATAGTCCCTCAAATGGGTATCCACTCAATTTTATACTGTCCCCAACTTTAATGTTCTCCTCTTGATGCTCACTGTATATAGATGACTGGCCTGCATCCCTTATTATACGGTTAACCTCTTTAGAGGAGATCATAGCGTAATTAAAACCCTGACTGGGTAATGTTGTATCTCTCAAGAATCCAAGCAATAAGGGGATTTCCCTTTTTAGTTTCACTAAGTAATCTATATCATACCTCCTGAACTTGGGTACTCTCATGAACCCAAAATTAAAGAGATATGGTACATCCTCATAATTATTTCTTCCCCTATGTTTTCCCTTAAGAACTCGAGTCACTGGGATAACTATCTCTACCCCATACTCTTTCTCAACCTTCTCTATATCTGTATCAAGGAATTTATTCCTATCGATATATACTATCATCCATGGCCAGTTTTTCATAAGTTTCTCGGTTTAGTATATGGATTTACAGTATGGTTTTAGAACCTTCTTATGTAAATCCTTGTAGTTTATCTGTTTCAAATCTTCTGAATTTAGTATTACTAATCCATAATACATAGACAAGTAAGCAAGTTGCCCGTATTTCTCCGGGTAAAAATTTAACTCTCTCACTATCTCATTGTATAGCTCGTTGCTCATGACTACGAAGAAGGTACCCTTTGCCATACCATTTCTGTGGATGAATAACATGGGTACCTTCTGAACAGCTTTGGCATCATTGTTACATTGATTCCAATAGTGGTTTAGCTTATCTGTATTCTTTCCCTTAGTAGGAAGTAGTAGATGTTCAAAAGCTATCTCTTTTGGGGCTTTCACCTCTATACTTATCCTACAATTTCTCTCATGTTTAGCATCTGTACAAATTACATCACCAGCTATAGATTTACGACTCTGCCAACGTAATCCTCCAGATTGGGGGACTCGAGAAAACTCATACCCAGTCCATTCTTTCATGAACTGAGTAACTTCTCTCTCCATTTTATTGCCCTTATTTTTACTATTAATCCTTTCAGCCATATTGTCTTGTTATTAATTACTATACCAGTTAGCATCATGCTAGCTGAGTAAGGTCGTGATACCATTCACATTTTCAAGCTTTATGACTTCTGAATTTTGGATGTTAAAATCTAACAAATGGGTTACTAAGAAGATGGACTGTTTCTCGGCTCTATCCTGCAAGATATTTGCCACCACTTCCACATTGGTTTTATCCAGTGACTCAAATAACTCGTCCCCGATAAATAATCCACATGGCTTGGTCTCTTGTATTACCTCATTTATAGCGAAAATGGTTGTCAGGTTTATTAACTGTTGTTGACCTCCTGATAAGTCTTCATAGGGTACTTCAATACCGAACCTGTTGACCAATACTCTGATATCCCCATTAGCTGATCCCATATCTACCCAGAATACTACCTTGAATCCAGAGAGTTGTTCGTAATTCTCTAACCTCTCATTTACCTGTTCAAGAAGGATATTAAATAACCAAGGTTTTATCCCTTTGTTAGAGAATGATTCCATAGCGAACTGATAACGGTTCTTATCCACTCTTCTCTTGATGAGTTCTTTTTTCAGGTTGTTAATGAATTTCTCGGTTTTACCTATACAGCCCCTGATCTCTTCTATGTTTAAGCTTTCATCTGGTACGTATCTCTCTTCTTTACATTCTTTCAGGTTTTTCTTAGCTCTCTTCACCTTTTTAGCTAGGATTTCTCCCATTTGAGTGTTACCCTCTTCTTTTTGGAGGGAGTTTTCTAGTGACTCAATTTTGCTATCTAAAGAGTTTACTTGGTTTAACTGCTCTTTTAAACTAGAAAGTTTTTCTTTGGCATCCAAAAGGCTTTTCTCATGTTGTTTTTTTGCAAGAGTATATGCTTTCTTATCTCTATTGAATCCCTCAATCTTTTGTTTATAGGTATCAACTGATTTCCTTAAATCCTCTTTATTGTATGGTCTACCGCATTCTGGACAAGAAGTTGGGAGGTTAGCTATATTCTCCTCATTAGCCTCTATAATCTTATCACAGTTGTTTATAGACTTCTCATCTAACTTAATATCTGATTCCAACCTGATAACATTAGAACTGGCTTCATGGTATTTTGTGAATACATCACCCAATTCTTTTCTCTGTTTCTTTAACTCCTTTATCTTATCCCTTAGCTCTACCAGAGAATCATCCTTTTTATCTTCCCATTCTTCTAACTCCTCTCTTGCCTCTTCTAGGGCATTTTCTAAAAAACCAATCCTTTTTACATGTTCATCAATCCATCTAGCCTCTAACCTCTTCGCCATTTCAATCTTCTCTTCCATAGCCTTGATAGATTTGTTCTTAACATCAATATCTGTTTTAAGACTGGTCACTTCATAACTCACTTTTTCAAATTTAGCCTTGGATTTGGCATAAGCATCTTGAAATATACCAACCTCAAAAGCCTCTTCAAAAAACCTTTTCTTGTTGGCAGATTTATCATCCATTAATCTGGCTTGCTTTTGTCCGAAAACCACTGAGTTGAGAAATAGTTCTGGTGAGTATCCCAAGATTTTATCAATTCTTTCCTGTATCCCTCGTTTATCTCTTCCTGTATCGAGATTGCCTCCTTGATAGAAGAAGAGTCCATTCTTCCCAGTTCTTCCCTCGACTTTTCCGGTGTATCCTTGACACCTGATGACTTTATATTGTTTTCCATCTTTCTCAAATTCAAGTTCAACCTTCACTCCCTTGTAATCTTTGGGTCTTATAGATTCCCACATCTCCACCGCCCCACTCATGGTTTTACCATATAAAGCCCAAAAAAGGGAATTTATCAATTTAGATTTTCCTGACCCATTACTGGCAGATATTATGGTTATACCCCTATTCTGAGAACTCCAATTAAATTCCATGTACTGTATTGAAGCAAATCCCTCTATTTTTGTGTTAAGAAATCTCAGCATCGTTTAGTAAGTCTTTAAGTAATTTTTTACGTTTCTTTCCCTTTTCCCCAATATAACTGGTATACTCATCCACCATAGATGACCAATCATTGAGTTTTATCTCATTAGCAATGGCTCCATCCTTTTCCTTAGTCTTGACGACTTTTCTTTTAATGTAAATGTCAAAATTTTTTCCGGGTTCACCTTCGTATCGAAATTCGGGTAGTTCTGCTTTTTCGAAAGTAAAACCATCCCTATCTAATATCCAATACCCCATGTCTGTACCCATGTCACAAGTTCTCATTTGCATCGGTGACCCACACATTAAAATATTTTTCCGGAGAAGTTGTGGCTTATGTATATGTCCACATACCACGTAATCGAAATGTTGGAAGAAGGTACTCAGTTTACTCTGATCTCCTTTTCTCTCACATTTCATACCATTGGTGTCCTCTGCACCTGGTAACTCTTTATGAATAACCAATATTCTGGGTACATCATGTTTACTCCTCTCCACTACTTTCATGGCATTCTCCAATCCCACATCGTCTTTAAGATAAGGTATCCCAACCACTTCATAGAATATCCCATCCACTGTTGTGAAGTCAATACACCTGAAAAAGGGATATAATTCTGAAAAAGTCTTTACCCAACTTGGAGATTTCCTAGCGTCATCTCCATCCCTATCATGGTTACCAGTTATACAGTATACTACTTCTCCACATACTTTCTGATAAATATAGTGGAAGTACTCGTTCACTAACCTAAAGAGCTCATTAGACATGTGGCTTGGGTTATGAAAAAGGTCCCCAGCAATGAGGACCTTAGCTTTTTCATCTGAAGCTTTTACAACCAATTTCGAGAACCATTTAAGTAGCATCTTTGTCCTGTATAAATCTTGGTTAAAGGTACTCCAATCATGGATATGTAAATCACCAAGACAGTAGAATTTACTTGTAAGCTTCATAATCAAATTTGTTGTAGGTTATATACTCGTGTAGTCTCACATATTCATCACCTTCAAAGCAACCCACATTCTCAATAATATGAGCTACTGCCAACACTCTATGCTGAAAATCTTTAGCATCAATCTTGGCACTGTAAATGATATTCTTTTTGCCCAAGAATCTCAACTCTCCCCAGCTGAATGGTAATACCTGTTCATGGTAATAATGTTTCACGTTCTCCATGAAATAGCGAAAATCAAACCCACTGAATAACAGATTAGATTTTAATTGGTATGATTCATCAGATATCCTTTTGCCATCGGCTTCTGTTTCCCATAAGAATGGTCTTATCAACCGGATAAAAATTGTCGTGTAGTTGTGGTTTTCTAAATCACTTCTCAACATCTCCATACATTTCTCACAGTACTCCTTATGTAGAGAATATGGCTTTGGCATATCCATGTAATAAATCAGGTTGTCAATGATTGACCTGTCTGTGATAAAGTTTACCTTGTCACCCAATATCTTCTTCCTGTTTTCAAGGATAGCCATTTGGTATTTGTGAGCCCAGTTATAATCTCCTGATAACTGGAGAGCGTGTTCGTGGGATTTTATTCCAAACTCTTCCCAGACATTACTGGCAGAAGTGTTCACGTATTCTAAACCAAGTTCTTGGGAAATACATTTAGCCAATGTTGTTTTTCCTAGACCTGATGCTCCGCTGAGATAAATTCTTAAAGGTTTCATAGAAGTTCTTGTCTTTTAAAAATGATTTCAATGTAAAAGATCCACAGTAGTTCTCAAAGAGAGTCTTATTGGGCTTCGGAAATGGTTCATTTTTATACCAATTGATTTTCACATCCCTCATAAACTTAAGGTGATAGGCTTTCAATGATATAAGAAAATGGTTCTTCTTATATATCTTAGCCAGGGCATTCTTACTTACCACTGAGTTGGATTCTCCCTCTCTCAAGAATTTCTTTATTGACCCGTACTTCTCAAGAAATTGAATAGCTCTTTTCTCACCCACTAATGGATAACCCTTGATGTTATCTGAATCATCTCCTACTAAAGTAAGGTAATCTACTGTTTGTCTTGCCTCATATCCTTTGAAATGTTTACAGGTATTCACCGTAATCTTCTCTTGATTGTGTGGATTGTAAATCACCACATCTTTAGTTATGGCTAACTGGTTGAAGTCCTTGTCTGATGAGATGATTATGATTGTCCCCACATTTTGTTTTTGTAAGAGTTTCACCACTGAGTATATCATGTCGTCAGCTTCCTGATCTTCATTATACACTACTGATATACCCAAGTTGTATAAACATTCAAGGACTTCATCTCTCTGCCTTATGAAATCATCCCTATCAAAGTCAATTTTCTGAGTCCTTGAACCCTTATACTCTGGACATAGTTTCAACCTATGTTTACTTCTTGACCCATCAAATACTGCAATTACAAGGTCAGGTTGAAATTTCCTTACCTGTGATTCTATAACAAAAGGTACCCCATATATCACTGACGTTGGTCTACCACTGATGTCAGTGAAATTACTGAATCTATGATATGACCTGTGCATAAGGTTATTCGCATCAAATATTAAAGCTGTTTCTACCATTACTCTTCCTCCTCTCCCACTGGGAATAGGTTTATCTCTTTTTCATTGAGATCTTCTAGTATCTTTTTAGTATTACTAAAAGTGTTTATTCCAGCAAATTTAATTAGTTTACTTCTCATTTCTTTATTCTCTTCCAAAAGAGATTGTAAAGCGTCTTCTCCTCTTGCAATTTTATCACCCTCTTTATCGTAATAAATTGAAGAGCCTTTCTCTCGTTTAACTGCTCCAGATGATTCCAATACCTCTGCTAACCCAGCATATCTGGAGAATCCAGGTTGGCAGTAATCAGCCAAGAAATATACTTCAGTCTCCATCGTTGGCCTTGGAGGAGCTACCTTGTTTTTCTTCATTCTCAAGGAAACATAGTTACCTACCCAAGTCTCTTTCCCATGTACCTTTTCCTTGATTTGTTTCTTTCTATAAAATCCCATGCGTATGTGTGCGAAAAACTTCATAGCCTCTCCTCCAGGTGTTGTCTCAGGATCCTCAAACATAGTTCCCAACTTCTTCCTAAGCTGATTGATAAAGATACAGGTCACTCCCAAATCTGCAAGTTCTTTACTTCGTTTCCGAAGAAAATTACCCATGGCTTTGGCTCTTATTCCCATCTCAGCTTTCTCATCTGTTTGTTCCATTTCCAACCTCTCAATGGTATCCAATGCTGCAATGGAATCCAGTACGTATAGAATGGGCTCATTGTGAGTTAGCTTCTTTCTCAAAGCCCTCGCTGTTTCTATGGTCCAGTCAGATATAACCTCTATGGCATTCTCGTGAAATACCAATACTTTACTCAAATCAATCCCATTGGTTGTCCACCAATCTTTCGAGTAAGAACTCTCAGCATCAACCCACATTCCCCAACCTCCAAGCTTTTGACATACTGCTAAGAAGTCCAAAGCCACAAGAGATTTACCTGAACTCTCTTGACCAAATAACTCAAGTACTTTACCGAAAGGTATACCACCTCCCATCACCCAATTCATCACTAAACTTCTGGAAGGTAACCAGGGCATATTCTCCACCTCATTATACATTTCAGAAGCCAGTGATACCTGCGAATATTTATTCATAATACTCTGCAAGCTCTTGGTCTTTTTACTTTTAACTTTCTTTGCCATTAATCACACCTTTCAAATATTACTATTATACCTACGTCCCTTCTTATATCAATGTTTATTATTGTTTTTACTAACCAACCGTCTTTTAACTTAGAATCTATTTTCTCTTCATAATCAGAGAAAAATTCTTTTACCATTTGCCGGTATACAGGTACTCTCGTATTAGATGAGTCCATATTACCAGCTACTGTATTACCAGGAGGAATGGGAGGCCATTCACCCCCCATTTTCTCGATATGTTCCTTACTCATCGTCGTCCTCTGATTTTGATTTATGTTTCTTAGACTTCTTCGCTTTTTTCAAGGTAGCCTTTTCCTTTTTGTCTTTTTTCTTGCTACCCATGTCATCGTCTTCCTCTTCTGTATCTTCAGGTTCTTCTTTACCACCGAGATATTGTTCGATGTATTCCTGAGTTTTCTCATAAGTTGGGATAATCTCCTTTACCAAAGCCTCAATGTCTATGTCCTCTTTGGGTCTACATTTTGTTGGGATTGAGTTTGGTTTGCAAGGTTTAACTGTATACTCAGTGTCATTTTTACCGGAACCAGTTCTCTTCAACTTAAGATCATAACCTTCATCCAGATCAGTCATATCTCCCCATTCCTCTTCATCAAGGTAAAGGTCAATGATCTCTGAATATTGAGATTGAGCCAACTGAATAAGTTTTGGGTCAGGGTCATAGTCTTTACCTTTCCCATCATTGCATACCAGTACAGCAGCCATATATTTTTTCTTTGGAGAAAGGTCTTTGGCAAGTTCCTTATCATCTGGGTCTTTGGATTTCTTTAACTCCTCGTACTTCTCGTAGATGGCACAAGGCTCATCAAAAGTCATGGGAGAGTATACTCCTTTGATATCTCCTCCCAAGTAGAATTGTACTACCTCCTTGATAAACTCTTGTTCTTCTCCGGCAGAGAGTAACCTTACTCTAAGTTCTTCATCTGCTTTTTGGAATAATACTTTCCCGTTTCCCTTACTCTTCAGGGACTTTTGTCTCTCTCTTAATCTCTCTTTCAAATTTTTCTTTGCCATAACATAAAATTTAATTATACTTTATCCCGCCTAATATTAGCGGATACTGTTTGCATTAACATAGAACGTTGCTCGAATGCTCTAACACATACTTCTAGTATGTCAACATCTGCACTAACTGATAAGAACTCTTTGTACTTATCTTGATATTCTTTACTCTTCGTTACCATAGCCTCTGCTAAATCATTTGCCATTTTCTCTTGGCTTTTGTATTGGGAGAAAAGTCGGGACCTAGTTTTCTCTAAGACCCGTTCCTTCTCCCTTTTTAATACTAAAGCTTTTTTATGTAGCATGGCAATGAATGCGTAATGATTTGGTTGGTCTTTTAACTCTGAGTTTACTGAGTCATTATTAAATGATAGCTCATCCTTCAAGTTAAAAACTATCCTCTCTTCACCGAGTTGAATATCAACCACTGTTATGTTGGTGTTTGTTTCCCAATACTTTAACTTCTTTATTTTTCTTAGGTTGACAGCCATATCTTTTTATTTAAAATAGCACCAGACCAAGTTAGATATCCCTCTTCTTATTATAGAAGGTTTTCACCGTTGGAAATCTTAAGCTTATGTTTCCCAACTTGTTAGTGGTTTCTTCAAAGTATTTAATGGTTGCCCATTTCCCTATAATAAGTTTTGGATTCTTAAACCACTTCTTTCTATCTTCTATGGTATACCCAGAACCAACTGATACTCTGAATCCCTTATGCTCTATAATAAGGTTTGTTACCATATCCTCTACCTTTCTTTTCTTGATTGGTTTACCTTGGTTATCCAGAGAATCAAAGTAATAGGTAAATGGCCCTGTCTCAACATCTAGGATTTGGTATTCTGCATCAGAGAATGACTTGATCTTTAATACTACATTAGTTTTTATCCCTACATATCCCACATTCTTATGAATTACCAATCCTTCCCATCCCTTGTTATTGGCTTCTTCAAAATCTTTCATTAGCTCATCCATGCTCTCTACCTTGGTTTGCTCAAGCATGAATATATGAGGGTATTTCATGGTTTTTAAATCCTTCTCTAATTGAGATAACCTATCCAAGAATGGTCGAGTACCCTTTGCTGAGTTATGTTCTTCCCAAGTAACATAATCATAAAGAGCATAATGTGGTTCTGGAATAGTGTAGTCCTTTTTCTTTACATCTCCCACTACTTTTTGAAAGTCTTCATTACCATCTTCTCCGATAAGGAATATCTCTCCCACTAAAACCATGTTCCTTATCTTAGATTGTTTCACGGCATCCTTAATTACTTGTAGAGTTGTGAATTCATTCCCCTCTCTTGAGTATGTTTTACAATCTCCTTTCCCATCTACAAATGTTTCACATCTTACTCCATCAAGTTTCCTTGATTTTAACCAAGTATCTTTCTTGAAATCCAGTTTCTTCTGATAATCGAAAAAGTTCTTGGCTCTAGTAATAGAAAATTGAGGGATAAGGTTCTTCTTTAAAATTGTGAAGTAGGCAGCATTTATATTGGCTACATTCACCCCCTGTTTTAATCCCTTGTCAAGGATACTTAATAGAGTATCCTGGTAAGCTGAGTACTTATCCAGGAATGCAACACATTTGTGGAGGGCGTTATGACCAGTTAACTTTCTATTGCACAAATCTCTAAACAAATCGTATATGCTATAGTCTTCTGGTAAATCCTCTACTGTTTCATGAGAATCCCTAAATTTAAGTATCCCATTTTTCGTAACACCAAACTTCTTGAATGGGTTATAGGTCCACCAAAGAAGTTTCTTACATTCTGGATAACTCAAAAGGACATTGGTTTTGACCGAGGCAGTATTTGTCTGCCTTAGGTCATCCACCAATCCTTCCAAACTATCTAATAATCTCTCATTGTAATCCATTGTATATTTTATTTATTGCAAATATAATATCTTAATAAGCCTCTTGCAAAGCCACAATTTCCTTATTTTCCCACCAATGGTCAATGTAGCAATCTTTATATACCTCTGCATAATCTGTTCCCCTCTTATAACCTTTCAATTTTGACCACCTTAACCCTAACTCAAAGTCAACTGCCATTGTAATCCCTTTCAGTTTAAATCCGAAATACTTTTGAGTATCTGGGTCCTTACAGATATTAAACAAGTGATCTACTACTTCGTCATTCATATCCCTAGGATCAAGGTAGAACATAAGGGAGTCATGAATTGTACCTATCTGTTCTATTGATGATGGTAATTTACCTTGCATGATTTGCTCTCGGATTAATATACTGGAGAATAAAGCAAAATCAGAGGCTGTACCTTGAATTGGTGCGTTTACTGCATCACGTAGTGCTTTGGCATACTTACCTTGTTCTCTCTTATTACGAGCTTCTGGAAGTCTTCTCTTCCTTCCAAACGGAGAAACTACATACCCATGTTCCTCAGCGAATTTCTGTTGTTTCTTTACAAACTTCCTAATTCTTGGGAATGTATCAAACCATTCATCCAAGAACTCAATAGCCTCTTCCTTGGTTGCTTTGTGATCTGGAGTAGAGAGTGATTCCTTAAGATGATTTGGTCCCTGTTGGTAAAGTACTCCAAATCCTATGGTTTTAGCCTGTTTTCTCCTTACCTTCCAGGTTTTATAGTTGGGATCATCCTCATTAGAGTATATCTTATAGGCATCTTCATAGGATATCTTGTATTTTTTACAAGCCGTAGCCAAGTGAATATCATGTCCAACCCTAAACCATTCAAGCATCTGTTTATCCTGTGACCAACCTGCAACTACTCGTAGCTCTGCCTGAGAATAGTCTAACTGCATCATCACCTTTCCTTTCGGACAAACGAACATATATTTAATATCCTTTGCCGTAGTATCTCGTGGCATATTCTGCAAGTTAGGGTTCCTTGAGCTCAACCTACCAGTAACTGTACCATGTATCAAGAATGAACCATGAAGAGTATCATCTGGATTAAGTATGTCTCTGATACCAACTATATAGGTTGAGTATAGTTTCGTTATCTCTCGATACTTTAACAGAGTTTCTATAAACCCAGTTTCATCCTTATCCTTCAACTCTAATAACACATCTTCACTTGTGGCTGGATTCTTGGTGGGTTTCTTAGTTTTTTTATCCTCCGTGTACTTTATAATTGGTAACCTCAACCCATACTTGTTATAGTATAAGAAGTCAATCAATTGTTTCACAGACTTCAGGTTTAGGGGTTGCAAGGATTCTTTATCTTTCTTTGTTAACCCAACTCCAGCTGAGTAGTTGTCATACTTTTTCTGAAGATTTGTGATACTCCTTTGTAGGCTACCTAGTTTCTTCTTGTCAGTTGTGTTATCTAACTCGTTAGTCTTTATCTCAATTTGTTCTAGAAGACCTTCCAAAAGTGCTTTTTTAGCAGCCTTAACTCTCTTCTTATTATACTTAACAAGAGAAGGTACTGCATACATCTTGGCTTCTGCTTCCTCTATCTTGGTTTTGTATGATTCACAAAGCCCATCGAGGTATGGTCTATCAACTAGATAACCCCTACTCTCCACTTCTGCCAGGTTGTAAGAAGCCATTTCCAAAAGGTTCCTATATAATTGATAGAATCCACACTCTCTTATTCTCTGTTCAAGGTATATAGCTAACCGAAGACAGAGATCAGAGTCCAAAGCATTGTAAGGTGCTAACGTTTCCAATGGTACATTTGACCAGAACTGAACAACCTCTTCAGGAGTTCTCTCGGTATCTTCTCCCTTGATTGAGTAATTCGCGTATTGTGGGAAAAACGAATAAGCCAATGACTTTAAGTCATGTGGTCTTTTCTCATTCAATAGATACTTCATTAACATGGTATCAAGGATAACCCCTCTTGGTCTTATCCCATACTTTAACCACCAACCATGCTCGAATTTAAAGTTGTGTGCTACCTTTACTATCCTGTCATTTTGTATAAGTTCTCTACCTATATATTTCAATACCCTTTTCCATTTATTCCCTTTTCTCAATGGAGAATCTTTGTGGGCTAAAGGTATTACATAAGCATACCCAGGTTGGAACGATATAGATATACAAGTAGGATATCCTCTATGATCAGAACTATGATGACCGGATGTCTCATAGTCATGGGCACAATATCCGGTCATCTTGCAGTACTTAACAACTTTCTTTACATCGGCCATGGTTTTGGCCCAACTAAAGTGATAGTTATCTAGTACGTCCTTGTTCATCTTCAATACAATTTTTAAGTATATCCCAATCTTTCCTGTAAGAGTGGAGTGAAGCAATATTATGGTAAAGGTATCCTGGTTTTAAATCTTTCATACCCCATGATCTCAATACCTGAGTAATGTATTCTTTCAACCGCCAAGCCAAGAATACATCATTACCAAAGTGAGTTACTACATCTGCTGAACGTTGGTTGTAAATAATGTGCAACCTATTTTCCCGGATAATGAGTTGGTAATACATTGAGCATGGTACTCTTCTCCTTCCACCAATGTATACTGCATCCTTTTCCAAATCCCATATAGGTAATATACCTTGACGAGTATCTGGGTTACGGAATAACTCATCTATCACTCTCTTAAGGTTACCCACTGCCTTTCCACCTGGGCGGAAATTCATCCTCTCTCCGTAAGTGTAATCAAATTTCCCCTTTACCAAGAACTCTTCCCAAATCTCTTTCCTTATTTTCCAAGCTTCACCTGGGTTTACTCTGGTGGGATTTACTCTCTCATTAAACTCTGCAATAGCCCATTTCTTGGTTGTTTCAATGTCAGTTTGAGTACCATTAAAAAGATATTCCTCCCTGTTCAATGTCAATAAACAGTAAGAGTAATTCAGAATTTCCCGGGTCTCAAAGTTAATATCACCTTCAATGTTTTTATTCTGCATTGATTTTGGCCTAACTATAGTCCCCATTTCATAAACCTCTCTACGAATCTCTGACATCAATTCGTAGCAATCCTCATATACTCTCATTACTCCTCCACCTTTTCGATTGTACCCCAAATATCAATGTCAGTGATAAGTTTGAAAGGCTTTGCATCTTTCAATTCTTCACCAACTCTTGTCTTCATTCTGAGTTTCATTTCTACTCCTGAGTAGTGAGAAAAGATAACTAAATCCCCAATCTTCCAATCTTCAACTGCAGAACCTATTCTCACGATTTCTCCAAGTACCGGTTTATTCTCTTGAGAAGCCCCGGGGATAATGATACCACTTTTTAGTATCTCTTCTCCATCTACTACCTCTACTAATACTTTACTTGCCCCAATTTTTGGGATATCAACTTGATCTCTCAATAATGAAATCTTCATTTGCTTTGTGTTTTCCATATCTCTTTAAATTTTTAATTAAATAGTACTCAACATGTTAGTGGGTTTATTGACCTGGTAGTTTGCAATTCTTTGCAAGAGTTTTAAGTTTTGCTTTGTAACCAATAAAACCATCTTCTGCTATCAATTGCCTACATATCCTTATATGTACTTTATATTTCAAGCTAGAGGCATATTTTTTATCGGTAAACTTTTCAAGCAAGTCTAACATCTTTTCTGTTATATCATTCTCTTTACCCTTCACAAGTTTACGTAAATCCTTATGAATATGGTACCCAGTTAATAATTCTATTGATGACCACATATTCCCACAGAATAGAGTAACTGCCAAGTCTACATCCTTACCATAAATATACTCACCCATTCTCTGGATAAGTAAGAAGTCAAAGATCAATCTCTTGGTAACTTCTGAAGACCTGATACTTACTACCATTCTTCTTACATCATCCTTGTGTCTTTTCTGAAATACCACTGAAAGAAGGCAACCTTTCCCTGAATCATGTTGGTTAGAGAATTTATAAGCTATGTTATATGATCCAGCATTTACTTTCTCTTTTGCCTGTACCTGTGACTTTACTAAATCCAGATGATTTAGATCAAGGTAGTTTGCTATTAATCTCACCCATTTCTGATCATGATACCCAAAGAGTTTAGCAAAGTCAAATTCTGGGTCAACCCATGCTTTGGTTATGTCAAACATCACATCATAGGCTATGAGTTGTGATGATACTCTAACACCACTCTTGAGTAGCTTTTCGCCACTCAAGATAAGGTATTCATTAATTGCCTCCCATGCTGCCTGTGTAGTTGGTGCTGTGAATGTAAGCATATTAATATTTTGATTTAATCCGGAAAAGGTTGATTTGATTTTTCTTGTAGTAGATGTGATGCAAACTCTTTGCAGTCATACCAGAGAAAGCAAAGAACCCAAACATGTATAGAGTCCCTTCCATTAATCTCAACCGGTAGGTAGATTCATCTGTCATCATTTGGGTTTGTTTCCAAGGTTTGTTCTTTAGACAATTCCTTGCAATTTGGAATTTGTAGGTGGCTCTCCATAATAGTTGGCACATCTTCTGGTCTCTTTCAATCCCAAGCAAGTTACCCCCTCTCATAAACTCATCTGTGATAGGACCAGAGATAACCTTATACCCAGGACAATATACTTTTCCCAAAACTGCTTTTGCCATCTTTGCCCCTGATCTTAACAGAAGGTCAAGAGTATCATCTTCTGGCTCTGCTTCACAGAATTTCCTGATATCTTCTTCCTCTATCCCAGAATAAATCAAAAGCTCTAACCAGAAGTGAAGAGCATCTGAACATTCTTCATTAAAATTCTGAAGGAAAGGCATCATCTTGTCTCGGGTATCTCCCCGTGAGAATTGCATCATCAACTCATCATAGGATTCATAACCCTCTCCAAGCTCTTCAATCACCCTACCCACAAAATCCTTGATTAGGGTTTGTGAAGATTTTAAATTCACATCTACAGGATATTGGGGTAAACCCTCTATCTCCTTGTAATGGTCAAGTAACACTTTTTGTAACTGATACATCTCAGTTAAACCTTTACCCATTGGGTAAACTACATCTCCTTTTATGTCTCGGATATCCATCTCTTAGTTATTTGGTTTATAATACTTTTTAATTATCTCTCTTAATCTTTCTGAATCAATGTTTAATTCCCGGGATAGTTTTAACCTTATCCTGGCTTTAGAATAACCCTTAGACTTATACTTCTCAATCAATCTCTTGGCTTCTTTGGCATCTTTCTCATTCAAAAATTTAGCTTCATCCAAATCTTTAAAATCTTTCTCTTTTGCCAAGAGCTCTCGTTGGAGTTTGTTGTTTTGCATCTGAGCTATGGCACATATTTCAATGTCCCCACATATCTTACAATCCTTATCTCTTGGGTCATACTGTGTCCCAAAACATGGGTCGTCTGGTGTACCTATCTTACTCAAATCTATGGGTTTAGACAAATCTAAGGTCTCTTCTCTTTTCTTACTCTTTGCCATGTCTTGTTAATTTTTACTATAATAGTTTTCCTTTGAACTCTTCTATAACGTTCAGGCCTTCATCCTTGTAATATCTTAGTCTATGCTTAGAGTGCCGCTTAAGATATTGTCCTTCATCAAAGAAATCATCATAATAAGTTATCTCTTTTGATTCATGAGAACGTAGTGCTCTACCTAATAACTGAAGAGCTTGGATTGCAGAATCCCCAGAAGCAAGGTTTTGCATATACTGGATAAGAGGCATATTCTGTCCTACTTTTATAATCAGTGAGGATACCAAGATATCAGTTTCTCCCCTCTTAAACCTATTTAATTTCTCTTGCCTATCTTTCACTTCATGGTGGATATACTCTATCTTCAAATTTGGAAATTCAGACTTATACCTTTCATAGGTTTCTTCTACCTGTGGTATGTACTTACATACCACCAATATTGGTTTGTGTCCCTCTCTCAAATGGTACTGAGTTGCCTCTATAGCTCTGTCCATTCTCTCCACCCCATAAGTGATAGCCTTATCAAACTCAGTTTTATAATCAGCACCCGGAAATAGTTTGGTGTTACCTTTTCTCATGGTAATGATAATATTAGAAGATACTCCCATTTCCACTAACTCCTTATTCTTTATGACAAAGGTTTCATTACCAAAGAAAGATTCCACTGTGATGTTCTTTACTTTGTCTTTGTGCTTTAATGCAGTACCAGATAGGCCAACTCGAATAGGGATTAAATATAGTTTATTTAATACCTTTCTAGCTGTCTTACTCGTAGCAAGATGACATTCATCATATATGAGTACATTGTATTGACTTAGTTGCTTCCAATACTTCTCTATATTTTTTGCTAAAGTGGGTAACATACATACCACTATATCTCCCCACTGAATGGTTTTTCCTTGCATGAATCCCCAACTACTGAACATACCGGGTAGGTCATCCTTAAACTGATTGTATAAATCTAACCCATTCACAATTACCAAAGTCTTGGCCTGATGAACTGAGGCATGGATTAACCCAGCTATTAAGGTTTTACCAGCGTTTGTTGCTGCCCCCACTATTCCCCTTGGAAAAGGTACTCCCCCACATGAGTTTTTCAATATAGACCAAGCTGCCTTCCTTTGATATGGTCTTCTCTTTAAATCTCCAATGTGTACGGGCATGGCTGTTATCTGTGGTAACTTCCTTAAATCATCGATCTTATAGGGAACCCCATGATCTTCTATCCACTGAATAACTCTGGGTAATAAACCAGTTTCACAGTAACCCCTATCAGTTACCATGTGTACCATACCATCCCAACCTTTTGGCATACTTGCTCTAATATAAAAAGCTTGGGGATGTCTGAAAGCCATTTCCTTGTACAATTTTGTTAGTACTTTAGGATCGCCTTCAACCTTGAACTTGTTGTTATTAAGTTTAATTGTTACCATTTACTCCACTCTTTTAAAGCTATGATTATAACTAATAATCCAAAGCCAGATATAAAGAAAGCGAAAGGTACCCACATGGGTGCCAAACATGTTATATAACTGGCATCTTCCATTCCCCATTCAAAGTACTTAGCTAAGCAGCAAAACATTGCTACCACTATACAAGTACCATAACTTAAGATCATGAATTTCATGAACCCATCTCTATTCTTCTGTTCCATCTTCTATTGATTTTAATTTTCCTAAATTTAACCATGACATTGATTTCGGTTTCTGAGCTTTTACATTATTCTTTTTCATATACCTGTATAACCTCTCCACTGCTTTATCTCCAACAAACTGAGAGGGATAAGGTATATTACCTGTAAAAGATAAACCTTCAAACTGAGCTCTCATATATACCTCTGGTTTTATCTTTGAATCTGCAATGTACTCGGCTGCCTTGACAAACCATATTTTAGATTCTGGTTTCTTAGATATGTCATCTACTATTCCAGTCTCATCTAGTACAGCCTTATTATATATTTTACATAGTATATCTGTTATATCCTTATGTTTATCTTCTTTTTCAGCCTGTTTAGCTTCATACTCAGTACATATCCTAGTATGTAATGGTAAGAATTTATTTAGGCTATATACTCTCATTAACTTTAATCCAATAGTACAATACTCTATGAACCCCTCTCTGGTTGGTATATCAAAGTCTTCCACAAAATCCTCTGCATTAGAGGCTACCTGTTTTAGAGTTGCCCATTCCTTACTGGTTGAGGTGATCAGGTTTATTCCCCTATGTTTAAACTGCCTTCTTACCTTGAATAACATAGATGAGAATAATACTGCAGTATCCTTGGTTGTCACTGTTATCTTCTCAACCTTTTCTTCTATCTTTTTATTACTTGCAACTACTGCTCTATTTGATAAAGAGTATGGGCTGGCATACTTTAAGATTTGGCCCACTAAGTTTTCTTTACTAACATGAATAGTAATTACTCCTTGTTTAATTAACTTTTCTACTAGAATTGTCAAATTTGACCTTCCTATATGTATACTTGGTTCATTTTTTGAGTATACTGTATTTTCTGCCATGATTAACATCCATTTTATAATTAATAAGTTCTCCATAAGTCAAGAACTTATGCTTCCTAATCCTCCTTATGGTTTCTTTTTTACCCAGGTCATTAACATCTAAGTAACTACCATCCTTCTTCTTATCTTCCCAGTATACCACTCTCACCTTCTTAAAGTTCACTAACTTTAATGCAAGATTTATACTCTCTATCAAAGCATCTGGGTCCAATAGTAAATCTATAGCCTCTACTGGAGAAGATAATATAGTATTGATCTGCCACTCAGTTAATAACTTCCCAGCTGTTGCTATAGCTGTATCCCCTATTGTCTCAGCGTTAAAAGCTCCCTCACATATCTGGATTCTCTTGTAAATATATAAAGCCTCTATATTATATATCACGTAAGCTTTACCTAACCCCACATCATTAGCAACTGGATTTTTATACTTTGTCAATCCCCCAAGTAACACTTTCCGGGCATTAAAGTATACCAACTGATCATGCATGATATAAGGAATAATGACATACCCCTTATAAGGTCCTGAATCACAGTAACCAAATCCTTTCTGTGATAATTTAGCTACTGAAAATCCCCTCCTCTTTAGATACTCTCTGCATTTCCTTGCTACTAAGTTTGTACCAAATATGATGTTATGAAATCCTTCTGGGAGTTCTAAGCCTTTGACCTTGTTATTTATGGTTAGCTCTGACTCTGGTAACTTTACATCTATGGTACCCCAATCATCATTGAAGACCTGTCTCCAGGCCTCCTTTTCAGTATCTAGATTTAATAAATCCTGTATGACTTTTATAGGTGGTTCACTATACCCACATCTGAAACAATGTGTGTTGTTCGTGAATGGCTTTACACCAAATTTTCCTTTGGCTCCACAGAATGGACAGTTCATATTTATCCAACCCCTTGCTTTGGGTTTACCCCCTAACTTGTGTATGAACCATCCATAAAGTTGCTTAATAGTTTTTTTACTATACATTCCCATATTACAAATCTCCATTATTATCTGTTGGTTGACTTGCTGCAGTATCTTCTTCCTCTGTTACAAAGTGGTTAAACTGTTCATCAAACTCTTTCCTTTGAGCGGTTGTCATTTCCTTAAACCTTTGCCTATCCATATCTGTAAAGAAAACTGCCCTACCACGTGGAGTACCATCTCTTTGATCTATAATCTCTAACCTCTGTACTCCTGCCATCTCTTCATCTTCTGTTCTATTCAAACCAAAGGCGGCATTAGCGTGACGTATAATCTCTATTGCTCCAGCTATATCTTCTCCCTCATATCTTGTCTTCTCATGTTTAGCTCCCACCCTTGTTACATGGTTAGCAGTCCAATGAACATCTATATTGTGTTTTAACATCACGTTAGACATATCAATGTAAGCTTCTGAAATACGTTCTGACAAAGCTTCTTTTCCAGTATTAGAACCCATCTTACCCATGTGATCTGTTACCAACACATTTGGATAAAACCCAAAGTTCTCTTCAAGGTCAGTGATTAACCTATCTACTGTATTACCATTGGTTACTAATGCAGGTAATCTTCTCACTACTACCTCTCCACCCAACCTTTTATATTTCCTAAAGGTTTTCTTAACATCTTTATCATATTCTCCGGAGAGTAATTCCATCTTTGTTTTATTACTCATACATTGTTCTAATCTGGCCATGTATTCTTCTTCTCCATTTTCAAGGTCTATCACCAATACTTTCTTCCCCATTTTCAAATACCCCACTATAACATTAACTAAGAAGGCTGTTTTCTTTTTCTTTGGTTTATCCACTATAACTATGGTAGCTCCCTTTGGATAACCCCCAGCATTAGTTAATTTATTTATTTGCCTGAATGGAGTGGGGAATATGGTTTGTACATCCCTCCTCATTAATTGTCTATCTGATAAACCTTCAATGAGAAAGGACCTTGATAGGTCCTCTACTATTACCCTTGGAGATATAGCTTTGCTTACTTTATCTGAGAATGTGTGGTATCTCTCAAAGTCAAGGATATCCATATTCTCAATGGTATCTTTTAAATCAAGGTATTGAGCAAACTTCTCTGTTTGTTTCACTATATATTCTGGATCCTTTACACTGCCTTTGAATAAATCTCTAGCTAATGATCTTACATTATCTAGCTCAGATTCCAATAAGGATGATGTCACCGATCTATCTGACAACAATTTCCTTAACTCCTCCATGTAAACAGCTTTACTAGGAACCTTTTTATAGTTATTGTAATAGTCCTTAATTACTTTTGCCAAGATAGTATGCTCGATTAAAGTGAAGTAATCTTCAGAATACAAGTTAACCACCTTATAACCTTCAGGATGCTGCAACGTATAACGTAATATCTCAAATTGAAAGTCTGTATCAAATTCAAACTTAGCCATACTCTATTTTATGTTTTGTAATATTCATTAGTTCCCCTGAAAGTCAGACACTTAGGGCATAATTTAATATATAATAGCATATTTTGTGCCTTAGTCTATCAACTTATTTATAATTTATATTTATATTTGCACTACCAAACTATATAATAATTCAAGGATATGGAATTACACAGGCTAAAAGAAATGCAAAATGACTACGATGAAGAGTTATTTAACAAAATCTACAAGGATTGCAGCAAACTCATGGACAAACTCACTTTTGGTATTAACCCCCTCTACTATGGAGTTACCTCTGATATTATCCGTAGCTGGTTTGATGATAAGTTTATTTATGTTTATAACAAGTATTATGGTGAAATGTCGGATAAATCGCTCAAATCACATATCATCAAAGCACTCCAACAATTCAGATGTAGAATCCTAAGAGGAGCTTACACTCAACATTCTGAAAAGAACATAGAAATGGTTAGGTTGGATGATGAGGAGTATCAACGTTATAACATGGATGTTATAGACGATATTGAACCAGAGGTTGATGAAGAACTCCTAGCTAAAGTAAAGGATTTCATGAAGCAAACATTGAGTGAAGATGCTTACTTCTTCTTTAATCTACAATTAAATCCCCCACCAATGGTCCTCTCAAATGAGAAAGAAACTTCAGATGAGAAATGGGCTTCATTCTTAGACTTACCACAAGAAGAATCCACTTATATATACCTTGATAAACTAAGAGAAGAGATTTCAAGGGGTACTAAAAGATGCAGAAACAAATTCAAAGATCAGGTTACAAAATAAAAGGTAGGGAATTACCCCTACCTTCTCACCATTAATTACCAATATAATAAGAGAAAACACGTTAATAGTTTTTCGGAGCATCTTGGTATATTGTCCATGAATAACAACCAGCTCCCATCATTAATGGCATAGTTCCCTCCCATGAAAATACCCCATCATTTATATCATTAACTACTACCTCATTTCTATACCCATACCTTGATTCATTGAATCTACCATGAATATACCATTGCAATCCATTGTTTCCCCTCGAATCATTAAATTGCAGATATTTATCTCCAGCTACTGGAGGTACACATGGGTTAAACCAATAATTACCTGATGCTGACTTACCAGATTTCCAACATTGTACTGATAACTGCATATGAAGGACATCTTCTTTTACGAATAACCCCATACCATTTCCCCAAGCATCTCTGTAAGCGTTGTAAGTATTAGCCACCATATATTGTAACCTACCAACAGTTCCACCAGCTTGTTCTGTTAGGATGTTATAGGTATCTAAGGCAAATCCCCCCTTACCTGTATTCATACTTACAGAACTGAAAAGTAGTTGGATTGGGCTTGCAAATCCATTATCTACCAATACCCATTTCATAGCTCCTTTCCAATTCATAGCCTTAACTCTAATCCAATCCCCCACATATTTTAGATAGGGTCTGTGTGGACCATTGTTAGTACTCAAATCATATGAAGGATCAACAATAGAGTTAGGTAAAGCTATGTGAAATAATAGCCTTGTCCAACCTTCTAAGTACTGTTCCCTCGCCCACAGTGAATTTGTTATGTTACCTATCAATTTAATTACTTTTTCATACCCATCCATATCTTCTGTAGGTGGGTCAAGCATCAGACAACTTCTATGGTTACCATATCTTTGAGTACCATTAGTTATATTACCAGTCCAACCGAAATTATTCCTTGCGGCATCATATAATGGTTGGTAATCTAGGTAACTTATACCCACTGTATTGCTAACGATAATCCATTGAGTGTTGTTACTATAGCTATGAATTTTGTTACCATCTACTATCTCAGTTCCAGCCATTAACCCAGGTGTAACGTTAGCAGAGGGAAGTCTCCCCTTTTCTCTTGCGTGAATTCTCCAGAATGATTCTCCAGCTTTCTTTGATACCAATACCCAACCACCTGTATATAATTCCACTGTGATAGTTTCATCTCCAGCTCTCAACCCAGTTACCACTATACCTTTACCATCTAATCCTTCATTAGCCCAGTTCTCACCGAAACATAAGAACAATACCTGGTTATGGTCTGTCCTACTATCTGTGGGAAGTTTGACAAATCCCACATTACCAGTTACCCCATTTCTTGTCATATATTTCATGTCTACTATCATAGCCTTGTATACTTCAGCTGCTGGAAACTCAGTGGGGGAAGTACTCGAATTACTCAGGTTGAGGGTGGGCATGTAAATCTTAAAGTCATTACTTTGGTTCAGGTCATCGTACTTACTCTGTAACTCATTTTGTAAAGCTACCAAGTTTGTCCATATAGATTTTGTCTTGGATACAGAGGTCATTGCCGGCTCTGTCTGACTCCCATTGAGTTTATACCCCAATGTAGAATAGATAGTACTTAAATCCTGAGCTAAGGGCCCATCTATATAATCATGTATAGATTTCAAATCTGCATCAGTTTGGACTTCATATCTCTTCAGCTCAGTATCCAAACTTAACAGATTATCCCAAACAGTCTTGGCTATTGAAATCCAGTTAACTCCAGATGGGTCTTTATCTGGATAACCTATACGATTCCATATCTTAGTGTCTTCATCATTGAGGTACTTTTTAAGAGCTACAAAGTTCTCCCAAACAGTTTTTAAAGTATCGAGTACTGTTTCTCCCTCTGGTTGCTTTGCAGGGAATCCTAGCTTGTCCCAAAGCTTCTTTAATTGAGTATCTATAATGTATAAGTTATACCACATCGTGTATACTGCCCCAATGAAGTTGTAGGTGTTGGGTAATTCACCTGGGTTATTGGGGTCTTCTTTTCCGGTATAGTTTGGAATACCTAGCTTGGCTATAACATTCAAGTCTGCTCTATCCTTTTCTTTTAACCAGGTATCTAAATATTTCAATATCCTACCAAGCTCTTTAAATTTCCCTAACCCCCCTCTAACTCCTGACGCTGTAACATCATCAGCTGAGAGTAAGTTTGTGGACTTCATATCTGCGGAACCAGGAACTGCACCCATTGAATAGGTTCTGGCAGCTCCTGTTCCAGAGATACGGATAGTCATCAATGGAGTGTCATATTGATTTAATGCAGAAAGGTCATCTACATTCTCAGCTGCCCTTAACGTATATGTTATCTCAAACCTTACTGGTACATCAGTACCAACATAGGGCCTTTGATAATAGGCTACCAATATGTATAATCCCTCTTTTGTTTCACCTGGAACAGTTACAGGTATTGCCCCCTCCTCATGTACCAATGTTCCATACTTGTTCATGTAAACACCAGTAGGATTGGACATACTCCAATCCTCTAATGTTTTTACTATCCCTGTTTTCTCATGTGAAATAGAGAACCCAGTACTTGTTTTTGCTATGGTATCAAACCCACAATATATACCTGGATTGATAACTCCCAGCATGGCCTCTCTAAGTTCATAAGAAAGAACTAAGGCCCTATGATCAGTAAATGTCTTTGCCATAATTATAAGTTTCTTGTATCGGGGAATTTATGTAATACAGTAATGTAATTCGTTTCTCTTGTTTTGATATATCTTCTCAACCTTGTTACCAATCCTCTTGGCAGGGTAAACGTTATATCTAGCTTCACGTTTACTGGAGTAAGGTAATCTTCAATGACAGTTGCTAGGTTCTCACGAAACTCTTCCGAATACTCCGTATAATTATTCCCAGGTACTACAGTTATATTTATTTGCTCAATAGCGCAATCAGTACAACCATTCCTATACGTAGAGTTATAATCATACCTCAATCCTTCATTCCCCAAGTTCTCATAAACTGTGTCATACCTTAACCCAATATCATATCTGGATGTGGCTTTCCTGTAAGATTTATGATCTTCAGGTTTCACCCTTAATCCAAATAAACCAAGGAACATGTTCAAGGCATTGATTGAACCCCTTGCTCTATGTATGTGTACTGCATAAGCTAGGTAATCCTTGTACTGTTCATAAGTTTGGAATGTCTCATATCTTACATCTCCCCATAACCAAGCTATATAACGAAGTAATCCCAGGTGATCTACATCTGGGATTAAATCAATATTCTGTGGGTCATTAAGGTATTTTAATCCCTCAATCTTGGGAATTAATTTCTCATCAAACTCATTCATGAAAGCTTCTGTAAACCTTTCTAAAGGCCCAGCATCTTTCATATTCTCAGCTACTTCTTTATTCTTTATTACCGGTGGGTAATTAGGATCATTCTGATCATTTTGTTTGAACCCACTCGGTAAATTCTCCATAAACCAATTCAGCTTGTGGAGGATGTTATCCCTAGATAGTTTCATTAGCGTATTCGTTTATGGTTAAACTGATGTTCTCAACCTTAAGAACGGGGACTGAGTTATCTGATACTGGGATATCTACATTGTTAGTATAGGTTTGGAACTCCCAAGAATCTCCCTCTTGTATACCTGGATTATTAAGTAACAATTTGAATACAAATACATCATACTCAAGTGTTACATACCCATCAGAGCCAGGTGTCACAGATACATTCTCAAACACTTTCACTTGAGCCCCATTCTTTGTGATTATGATATCCATGTTTGCTCTGTTGTTCTTAATCAATGATATGATTAAAGCCCAATAAGCATTCTCAGTGGGTACATATTTGTTATTCTCTTTCTTGAAATCAATATACCCAGGGAAAGTAATTTGAGCTGCATTGGGATTCTCTGTGGTGATTGCCTTTCTCCCATAAGGTAAAAGGTATAGCTCATCCAAAGTCAAATGATCCACTGCATCAAGGTTATCAACCAAAGCAATAATATCTGAAGTATAGATTGGTCTATTGATGTCAGAGTTGTTGTAACTGTATTCATTTACCAAGGCAGTCTCAACCAGTAATTGAATGTCCTGAGCTCTCTTACCATATTTCCCCCAGACTGTTAAACCTACATAGATTTGGGTTTCACCAGCTGGGAAAGCTTGAACAGGTACTCCCAATACCTTTCTCATGTCTACGTAAGCTTCTAGCTCTCTCAATAAAAGCTCATTAGCTTCACCACCTTTGTCAGGTGTGATATAGTAGGAGATCCCTGTTTCACAAGTAAAGTCAGCCCCTACCTTATCAACACCTGGACAAAGTTTAGCGATATCAATAAAATCCTTGAAAGTTACTGCTCTGTCTAATGTCCTTAAAGAACAACCCAAGTGTTCTCTCATATCTTCAATAGTTTCTCTATCTGAGCCACCAGTTGCAGCATTTGGGTTTGTTATAGCAAGAGTATAATCTGCCAAAGCCCCGGCAGGTTCTACAGTTGGAGTTCCCTTAAAGTCTGTGATAGTACCTGAATCAAGGTTACCATTTACCCCTTGTGTGATGTTATATGATAACTTAGCTTCAGCTCCTGCTCTCGGTATAGCTCCTCTAATACCATCACCAAATTTAGCAACGAATAATCCTTCACTCACGTACTCCACTACAAATACCTGGTCATAAGGGCTTGAGAATCCAAGAGTCTCTACTAAATCCCATTGTTCTCCGTCAATGTATATTGTACCAGAACCATCTGCATAGTTTGAGGGTAATGATACAGTTGGATTCTTTCCTTCTGGTATTAAACCTAGGCTAGTATATTCATCCGGATTAGTGGCACTCTTCACTGATTGCTCAAGGTCAAGTACCACCAAGTTAGAACCTTTTCTCATCACTACATCACCCATCTGCCTGAACGGTACTCCATTGGAACCCAGTAATATGTTATCCCCCTTGAATATTATATCCTGAGTTGCCTCTGATGGGTTACCATCTTGGTCTAAGAGTTGTACAGTTACCCTTGCAGTTGAAGGTATCTTTGCCTTAATCCTATAATCAATTAACCTTGATAATTGGATCATAGATGAGATGTGTTGAGCTGTATAAACGTATAGCTCCCGTGCTGATACATCAACATAGTAATTCAACAACTCAGTCAGAGCAGCCATATAATCTAGGATGATCATAAAGATATTGCTCTGACTATAATCTGTCATTTCTGGAAGTAAGGTTTTTACCCTATTTACTAGGGCTGTTTTAATGGTTCTGTATCCCCTGTCAAGATACCCAACCCATGGATTCTCTAATTTCATAATGTATTTTGATTTAATGGTGTTACAAAACTTATGTTGATGTTGATAGTCCCATCCTGTCTCCTACTATACTCAACTACATCTACATCACACCTATTCTCTAACTGAACTACCTTGTCTATGACTGTCTTTTTAATGAGAGCCTCTAAAACTAAATCATCTGGTTCTTTCAAAGTCTGATATAATCCAGTACCGAAGCCAGGTTGGTAGGGTCTCTTATTCAATGGGAACATCAATATGTTATTTATTGAGCTCCTCAGTACCTGATTTGTACTCTTCAGTTGAGGCCTTACCTCACCAGAACTATTCTCTGTAAATGTTATTGGGAAACAGAGTCCCATTATATTTCTAGTTGACATACCTATTTATGTTTAGGGTGAGTTACTGTAGGGTCATTGTATTCACTTTCAGAAAATTCTGATATGGTACCTGTATATGGTACTGTTGGTGCTGATGGTGATCCCATACCAGCTGTTGGATGAGTATGTAATTTGTAGTCATTAATAAGAGAAATTAACTCCTGTTGTAATTTGTTCAACCTCTCAGTTAAAGCCTCAATAGCCACTGAATCTCCACCTCCCCCATTCAGAATTATATTTCCCTCTCCATTCATCTCTATGGTAGAAGATGTACCATCTTTCTCCACTTCAATTTTAAGAGTAGGTTCATCAAGGTTTATGTTTAAAGAAGTATTGGTCTTTTTGTCTTCATCCTTGAACTCAAAATCAAGGTTCCCATTTAATTCATCTAGTTTAAATGAATTACCTTTTGGAGTAGTTATTTCAATATAACTATTTTCTTCGCTAGTATTTGATTTTGGCTGTTCATTTATTAATAATTCATACCCCATTGGAGTACGAAATCTATAAACTCTCTTTTGAAATTTTATTATCTCTTTCCCCCCTTCATCTTTCTCTGGAACGTATGGCCCAAAACTCCATACTGGCATGTGGAAATCTCCATTGATAAACTCAATCAAAACAGTATCACCAACGTTGGGTACTATGAAAGATCCATAGTTCTCTCCCATCCATTGACCCTTTGGTAAAGCTTGAGCTCTGAGGACTCCCTTACTAATAGTAGGTACTGAAACAGAAATACGACCCCTACCAGAAGGATCGTTATTTCTAAATACTATTCCGGAATAAGTACCGTAATATTTACCGTACCTCTCTAACCCGGTATTTAATATCTCACTTAATATGCTCATATCATTCGTCTATTCCACCTTGTTTAACATACTCATTTTGGAACTCTGGTGAGTTAGGTGTCATATAGTTATCACCAGTTTCACTTACCCATACTGTATCATCAGTGGGTGTGTCATTGGGACCCATTTGGGTTTGACTTGCATCTTTAGACCAGTTCCTTGGATTAGATGGCCCAATATATATTTGTCGGTTATTAACACCAAATAACTGTTGGTCAAAGAATCTTCTTCTAAGATCTTCTTCTGGTTTATATGATGTGTACTCCCTAACCTGATTCAACATAGTTGCAGTTGTTTCCTCAGCCTGTCTACATAACTCCATTGTAGTCTTATACCCACCTGACTCCGTTATGGAATGTCTTACTGCTTTAATGTAATAATCACCACTATCTCCACCTAACCCAGTTAATCTTACTACCATACCATCCATGATAGAAGGTTCTCCTTCAATAGTACAAGTAGCGGTAACACCCGCCATAGCTGAGGCTCCCAATTTATTGGCTGCTTCCCATATGGCATCGTTATTCTCTTGAGTTTGTCTATAACGTATAACACCTGAAAATTTTCTTACTCTACCTGTTTTATCATCTATGGGATCATAAGTATAGAACTTCTCATGTTTTACTTTCACTATCTCAGATTGTGGTAACCTAGCATTTGAACCTGCATTACCATGACTTGCCCCGTAACTCATTTGTTCCAATACCTTCATAAAAGAAGATTTGGTTTTATCGGAATCAACTACTGCTGTGTAGGTATCTGATTGACTGTCACCCAAATAATATTGGTATAATTTCTCTATTCCTGCATACTGATGTAATTCCTTGGCAGTTGCATAGGCCTCATTAAATTTGTCGTAATCCTCTTTTGAAATCTCTAACCCGTCAAGAGTATACTTCAGGTTTTGTTTTAATAACAAACCTTGACGAGTATTTATGACCATACCCTCTTTGATAAGGTCAGGAGTATTCTTTGTCGTGTCTCCTCCAAACACATCATTAGTTAAACCATAAATGTGATCTGTTTGTACGTATACAGAAGATTTATTCTGAATTACTTTTGGATTATTGTTTATAACTCTATCCCAAATCTCTTCCATCGTTTTCAGGGCAGTATTATATTGTACTGCCCTACTGACATTCCTTAACGTAGAATCTTGTGATGATACCTCTTCTTTATCCTTGGATAACTCATCTCCATCATACTTGATAGTACAACTAAGGATCGTGTTGTCATCATTATAGAAATTAAATTGCCTTTTCGCTGAACCAAAGATTCCCCTATCATGAATCATAAATAGGTTACCCCTTCTTGTAACATACCAAGGTCCCTCAGGCATGTAAGACAATATCTTATTAATTGTTGCCATTACCTTTTTAGCAGTGACATCAATTATCCGAGGTGTAAGTAAGAACTCTTTCAGTTCATCAGGTAAATTTATATCTGCAGCCTGTGGTTTGAATCCCTGTTGAGCTTCTTCTAAAATAGAAGTATCTTTAAATGGTCCTATATATGGTTGAGCATCATTTCCCAGTGAAGGCAATAGATATTTAATCACGTTATATGAGTTCCATGAGAAAGTGGGAGGAATATAACCATTACCAGCTTTCACCCTGCTATATCTATACCCAACTTTACCCCTACATGTAATTACTAATTCAAGGCTATCCCCCATTAATCCTATGATAAATTCTAGAGGAGATTGAGAAATTGTCTTACTCTCATTCTCTTCTTGAGAACCACTTTCATCTGGTATCTCTATATCTACTGGAGAATCATCATCCACTGAAAGTGAATCAAGTGGTGATGATAGTGATGTTAATGATATAGTAGTAGATAAACCTTTCTCAGTATATTTTCTCTCTACATCCTTTATAACATAGGGGATAACATCTGACATGGTTCCATCTGTATATCCGAATGACATACTTACTAATCCTTCATACACAAATCCCCATGAGTGCATCAACTGAACATTCCTTGATTCAAAGGTAAGTTCTATATCATCTTTACCATCATCCTTCCATTTACAGTCAAATTGGGTCAGACGAATATCTGACCCATCAGGACATATCTCCATACCAGTTGGAGTGGTTAATATGACAGTTGGTATCCTAGTTCCCATAATTCATAGTTTGTAAATCATCCTTATTCGGAAATACTAACTCTACCCCTACTGGTAATTCCAAGGGGTTGATGAATTTATCCCTATTGTAAGCAGCAACTATGAACCAAAGATTATGGTTACCATAGTACTTTAAAGATATATCTTTCAATGACTCACCATCTATTACCGTGTGGTATATAGGGTCTACCATATCATATACTGGTAAGAAAGATATCAGGGCATCTCTCTCGTTAGTACTTGCATCCCTGTATACCCTGGCTACATCATATAAGTGTGTGTTCAGGTTCATCTTTGTGTCGTATTAATTACCTTATATTGAATATCCTTCCAAGTAGGATTGAATTTAGATACCCTTTGTAAGGTAATGGTTTGTACAATATGTAAAGGAACTATCTTACTCTCTCCCGCAACTCCAGTAAATTGTCTGATAACGTAAGGGGCTGATGTAATGACATAATCTACATCCTCTACTCCAAGTACCCCAATCAGGTTAATCACTGGAGGTTGTTTCTTATAGCCATCAGCCTTAGAGTAAGATTCTATCTTCTTGCATAAAGAAAACACTCCAGTGTAATCTCCTTTTGTAGAATACCAGTCGATATCAAATGATAGGGTATCTTTACCACCAAGGTATTGGAGTGGGGGAGAGTTTCTTCCAAAGGCATTTATATTTACCCAAGTAGATTCAGGTTTGAAATCCATACCAGTTGGGATGAAAGGAAGTTCTATCTTATCGAAAGAATCTCCCTTATCCAAATTATAAAATGCAAGGATATATAATTTCCTACCTGTTACTGCAAGCTGTTTATTCTGCTCGTCTAGTGCTGTTTTAATGGTTGAAGCAGCATCTATATAAAACGTCATACCAGCTTTATTATACCCCTCATGGGCTTGCTCATAATTCCCATTATTGATGAGAGAAATTACTTTACTCTTATCTGTAGTGGGACCAATCTCCAAAGGGGTTTTAGTATTTATTCGTTGGTCTCGGTTTCTGATAGCTGTTGCAGATGATTCTGGGATACCTCCGGCTTTGGGTCTTAACTCTGATCTCCTGTATGGAAAACCAGTTTTTACGTAAGCATAACCCAAATCTTTTGTAGAACTATCTAAGTCTCCCACTAATGTCTGAGTACCGAATGAAAGTCCTAGTTGACCTAGGACTCTCCCAGCTACTCCTCCTGGCATTTGTACTGACTTTAGTAGATAAGACCTGGCTACATCTATGGTCTTTACAGCCGTTGGTCTAAATTCAAATCTTAATTTTGCCATAGTCTCACCTCCTATAATTCTTCATTTATGGTTTTGTTAACTATTGTTTGAACATCTGTCCTGATGGCTCTTCTTAATGTGTCAGCCCCAATAGTTAGACTTAAATTGATAACTGGGTTCTGATTATCTTTACCTAAGGAGGATACCTCATTAGGTGATACGTCTGTACCCATCTTCTTGGATATCTCATTCAAACCATATAGGTTTTTAACTGCACTTCCAGTCATAGCGGCTTTCATGGCTTCTGCCTCGTATGACCTCATGGTATCTTGGTTATTCCTTAGCCATTGTTGATCTATCCTTAAGTTGTTATTATTTCTAACTACATCTTCAGCGTTCTTAGCAGTGGCTTGTCTTAATAATTCCGTTTGTTTTTTATCCTCTTCATTCTTATCAGAGAAGAAACTCCATAAAGACATACCTATTGAAGCTATCAAGGTTATAATCATACCAACTGGTCCAGTTAAGAAGCCAAGTACTCTACCCAGGATTCCCCCTATCCTAGTTATCCAAGGTAATGCTTTACTAAACCAACCACCAATTTTACCTAACCATGGTAACCAAGTTAATACCCTTGCCCAAACACCAGTTTTAGTTGCAGTCTTTGCAGCTTGTGCTGCTTTCTCAGCTTTGGTTGTACCCGGAGAAGAACCAAACCAAGATACTCCCCAACCCTTTGCTATCTCTTTCTCAGTGGCTGGTCTATAGTATTCTGGTGTGTATTGTCTTCTAAATGATCTTGCAGCATCACGTGTATCAAATACTTTATTTCCCATTTGAGGGTTATAGATAACCCACTGTCCATTTATTTTCTGGGGAGCAGACCAGGGGTTTTTACCTTTCATTGATTTGACATACCCAGCCCAACCATCAGGTACTGTCTTCTTACCTCTGTTGTTTGTGAATACCATTGGTCCCATTCCCATACCACCTGCTCCCATTGCCATTGATCCAGCTACTCCTTGAGCTTGATAAGCTCTTGTTGTACCCATTACTGCAGCGGTTAATCCATTCTGGGCAGCTGTAGCTGAGTATATAGTTTGGGTTAGAGCAGACATTATAGAGTTTTGTTTTGTACCACCAGCTATTGCCTCTCCAGAAGCTATTGCAGATTTGGCTTTCAGTACGTCAAAAGCCATACCAGCTAACCTAACTGCCATTCTGGCTAACCTCCACCCTGTAACAACTAAAAATGTTGGCCCCACTATGGATTTCACTATGGGGATATTCATGAGGTGTACTAATCCTCTTAATAACCCATTTATACCAGATAAGAAAAACTTTAGAGGGGGTGTGATAGATTCTGTAAATACAATACCCAAGTGTTTCACAACAGTTATGAATTGAAGGATATGACCATATAATGATTCCATCCTCATATCCATAATCTCTTGTGATTTACCGGCAGAATTATTCAACTGGTCTATGAATCCTTTTAACTGGTCTCCATCCCTTACTAACAAGGTAGCAGCTCTCTTACCCCTAACCCCGAATAAATTATCAAGGATATTCTGTCCAGCAATTGTACCAGTTCCTACCTTCTGCATAGCGGTTTGTAACTTCTCGAATATAATAGGTAGTGATAATAGCCTACCTTGTCTATCCATGAAGTCCTCAGTTTGTAAGCCAAGTTGTTGTAATGCTTTTACCTGTCTACCAGTAGCCTGTGGTCCTAAAGCTCTTGCAAAATACCTCATGGCATTTTCCATTGCAACACCAGCCATAGAACCTTGTATACCAGCATTAGATAATAACATTAATCCAGCTGTCAACTCTTGTAAAGGTATATTCAAGGAGTTAGCAGTTGAACCAGCATATTTGATACCTTGTGCTAAGTCTACCAAGTTGGTATTCGCTTTAACTGTAGCCACTGTTAGTACATCTGCCACAGAATTTGCGTGTTCTACTCCCAACTGGAAAGTCTTCATCACGTTAGTCATAATATCCGCAGTACCTAACTTCCCTTGTAAGGCAGAGTCAGTTGCACCGGCTAAGTTTACGGCTGCAGGTATAGACCCCATAATCTCAGCATACTTCATACCAGCCATACCCATATACTTCATAGCATCTGCTACCTGATCAGAGTGGAATATGGTATTTTGACCTAAATCCATGGCCAATCTATCCATCTTCTGTAACTCAGCATTGGTTGACTCGGTAACAGCTTGTACTGATACAAGGGTGTATTTATATCTTGCTCCAGCCTCTATCACTCTACTTAGGCCATACCAAGCAGAGCCCATAGCTACAGAAGTAAATCCCAACCCCCTATAGAATTGAGATTGAGCTGATGCTAAAGCAGCTAAGTTTTGTTTTAGGTATTGAGACTGTTGGTTAATACGTGAAGCGGGGCCTGAAAATTGGTCCCGCAACGCAACCGCAAGTCCTACTCCTAAGAGTGTTCCATTTGCAGCCATAATCTATTTCTTCTTAAATTGTTTTTCGATCTCCTTATTCTTAGCTTCCATTTCGTCAATGGCCTTATTCAATTTCTTTACCAAGCTTACCCTACGTTTTGAAGGCATCTTTAAAAAATCTTCAAAGGATCCTACATTAACATGGTTGACTGATAGGAATAGAAAGTCATTCTCTATGTCAACCGTGGAGATAAAAAATCCTCAACCTGAAGAAGTGGTATGTCCAGCTCTTCATCTGGATTATAAGGGTTAATTATGTGTGATGTCATTGATTGATTTCCATCGTCGAAATCAGCCATTACTTTTCTCAAGAAAGCCATATCTTTAGAGGAGAAATTCTTGAATGAATTTACGTTGACCCAATTCTCTTTCTCACCATCGCTAATGAACTTCTGAGCTAATTCTCTACCTTTTAAGATTGAGTTTGAGTTGATGTCATCCCCAAGTTGAATGAGGTAATGTTCTAAACGACCATCTGGGAATCTCATTCTAAACTCTTTACCTTGCATCTGAAAGTAGATGTAATGGTAATCATGGAAATCTCCAGTTGCCGGGAATGGTTTGAATAGATTTGGATTATACCCCTCTTCTTCTGTTGTGGGGAAAGGTTTTGAATAATCAAAAAGGTAGGTATTCAAATCCTCTTCATAGGGAATTTGTTCTCTATCCTTATCCCATTGATATTCAAATTTTAACTCTGACCCAAGTGAAAATACTCGAGATTGTAACAGAGCATAATATTTATCCGAAATCCTCATATCAATGATGTCCTGAAGTTTCGGCTTTCCTTTGTCAAACAAATCAGTGATTATGTTGCAAAGGAATGCGTTGATGTGGTTACCTTCCTTTGTTAACCGAACACTGGAAAGGAGTTCTTCATCCTCACCATTTTGCATTCGGATAGTACAAGGTAAACCACTTGGTAATAAAAATCTTAATGTGTTTTCCATATCTCTTTAAATTTATATTGGGTAATAGTATTTAAACAAGTAAACCCAGACCTAAGCCTGGGTTAATACTTGATGTATTAAATGATACCACCCGTTCCAGAGGGGCTTGAGTAGTAGTCTACTGCAAACTCAATGGTTTCTATCACGTTATCAGAACTCATACGGTCAAGTTCTAATCCGTTAATTTTACATGGCCAGATACCATCTACTGTATGTTTCTCAGTAGTGATACCAAGCTCATCCACTAATTCAATAGTGGCACTGTCTTTTGCAGTATCTATCGGTAACCCAACTCCGAGCATAGCGTTTTGGATTGAGTGAATCCAAACTCTCAATGCGTTATCATTCGCGTTATTCGGTTTCAGCTTCTCGCAAACAAGGTTTGAGAAGTGAACCATACCTGGTGTCTTCACCGGAGAGTTAATCTCACCATGCTCAACTACATCAAGCTCGATATCTGGAAGAGTCACTCTCTGGAACTCAAATTCATTTCCTTTTAAGGAAGCGAAAGAAATCCTCCATTGGAATTTCTTTCTAGGGTTTGAAAAATTTGCCATGTTGTTTTATGCTATTTCGATTCCTACTTCACCATCGCCTTGTACAAGCATGATGTTCAATGTTACTTCAATCATTGGTACAATCAACCAAAGTTTCAGATAAGCTTTGTACTTACCCATTTGTACATCGTTCTTCTGATTAACAACCAGGGTATCCAAAGAACTTGCATCCTGATCTCCAAGGTATTCATACTTCCAAAGAGCTCTTGAAGAAGTTCTTGCCAAGTTATCAAGGAACGGTCTGATCTGGTTCCACATGTTCTTAAATGTCACAGTATCACATGGTTCTTTCAAATAAGAACGGTATACCGGCAACAAGGTATTCTTGATATAGAATACCAAGAACATAGATGATACAAATGAGAGAGCTGAGTTTGTCTTCTGAGAAGTGTAAGAAGATGTCCACTCAATTGCACCATCACGATAAACCATTGCATTGATTCCATGATTTGCAAGAGTATTCAACTCTGAGATTCTTGCCGGAGTACCAAAGTTTTGTACTACCCCAAGTGCATTCAATACTGTTGCACTTTGTTTTGATGCGGGATCAAACCAAGCTCCTCGGTTATTGTGTGTCCATACTGTCAAACCAATTGTATCAGCTATCTCATCCAATTCAATCTCAGTATCGGTTGCAGTATCATAATGACGGATACCACCGGTAGAAATTTGGGCATACTCAGTATCACCAATTGCTTCATCTTTCTCAGCACAAGCTTCTTCTGCCTTACCAGGTACTGCCAATACAGAACCATAGTATACCATATCCTGTCTCAATGTTGCGTAAGCAACACCGGCAGTATGGATAGCATCAATTCTTGCCCCGGGTACTGCAACAATCATTGAGTCTGATACAGTATCAAAGGCATGGAACCCATTGTCTGTACCATCTCCAATAAAGTCAGCATCAACTACTGCTGCCCCATCTGATCCACCGGTGAATGCAGTGGTTGCTGGTACAATGGCAATTGTTGCCTCTGCTGGTACTGTGGGTTCTGTTTCAACTTTTGTGAATGTAGCGATTGATGATAACTTATTAAGGTTATTCAAGAAGGTTTGTTTTGCCCACTCAACGTTCGGATCAGGAAGAGGTATTGCAGAATAACTCTCACTCAAATCTGGGTTGTTAGGCCAAACCAGTTTCAAGTCAAAAGCTTTAGGGTTACCATTGGTTGAAGCAGATATCACTACTTGAATACCATTGTAATCTGCTCCGGCATATTTGGGTTGTACCTTGAAGATTTCTGTAGGTGTTGCTGAACCATCCTTTGGAGTGATATTCATCTTCACTGAAATGGCAGTGGCTTTCTTTGCCTCAACATCTTCCGCCGTTTCACTCTGTCCGGCTCTATGAGTTATACGGTTAATTCTCAACCGAGCTCCGTAAGCCAACATTCTCTGTACGTAGATATGGAATTTATCCAATCCCTTTGCATCTGCAGCGAACATGCTTTTTGGAGCAGCACCACCATAGAGAGCCTCAAATTGATTCATTGTGGAAATTAGGATTGAGGGATCGTTGATAGGCCCTCTTCTCGTAACTCCACTTACACAAACTATCCCAGTGGCTGGTGTCGATGCCTGTTGGGTAAAGTCCTGTACGTTTACATTAACTACTGGAGTATTCATCTTTAACTTTTTAAGGGTTTATGATATTTAAATTTAGTATTGTCATTTACTTCACTTGGAAGTATAGATTTGATTCGTTTATTTGTACCAAGTCCATGAAAAGGTTAACTTCCAAAAGTGGTGATATCTTATCAGGATAAGTCTTAACTATAACCACATCCCAAGCATCTGGTATGTTATACCGGTATACATCCTCTTGGCAATTATTCTCTGGACTGGGGTACATGTTAGAGGTTAATAATTCACAGAAAAAGGTTGGTAACTCTTCAGGTAATTCTATACCATCATATATCATCTTTGTTATCTTATGGAATCCCCTTCTAGGTATTGCTTTAGCTAGGATAGCATTCAATATCCTACCCTGGTCTATACTGTTATAGACAAGGTGAATGTTCATCACATAATTAACAGGTTGTGGTGGTAGTTCATGTCTTCTGAAATTACCATCTGTATCCAATGTGTATTGGGTTCTACCCCATTGTCCAAATTCACCAGGAATACATTGTACTGTTCTCACTACCATCCTAGCAAATTTCTTCTCTCCCATTTCAACTGGGCTAAGATTACTCAACACATCAATACAAAAACCCTTATCACTAACCACCTTCTCTTGAGCTTTAACATAAGCAGCATACCCCTGATCAGTTCTAGGGTATTTGGTGATGTCAGGCATGTAGCCATAATTCACTGCTTCTAGTCTTAAGTTCTCAACTAAAGTTCTCTCTATTAATGTTTGAGTAATTGATAAACTAGTTTCAGCCATTGGGATTATAATTTTTTAAATGCTCGAACTCTCTGAGCAATAGACCTGTTTAAATATTGGGATAACCCTCTATTACCACCGAGTTTCTCGTATGTTCTACTAAAGAATGGTCTGGCTGGAGTTCTCCCAGTTCCACCCTCCAAGAACCTTGCATACTCATCTACAGTTACCTGGTTAGCATACACTTCAGAAATCATGGCATTAGGTGGAATTATATCACGGGGAGTATTCTTTAAAATACCAACCTGTACCAACCCATATCTACCACCTTGAATCTTTCTGATAGATCTTAACAAATTACCCATCATGTAACCAGCATGATCAGCTCTTTGATCACTCACATAAGTTTTTTTCTTGGCAGCATACAATGGGGAGTTTTCATCTATACCTATCTCAGCTCCACCAGTTCTAATATACCTTTTAAGTTGGTGATAGTATTTATCTGCGAATGAGGATTGACCTTCTCTAATGGCATTAGAAATCTCAGGACCCATGTTCATAAAACGATCAAGGGTATTGAGATCTCCCAATACCCTAATCTCTAAACTTCCAAAGCCTAGATTCCTATTTGATATTTTCCTATAATTAGGATCTTCACGTGCCATTATATCTCAGTGTTTTCTTTCTCAGCTCTTTTTAAGATTAACCGATAAAGAAGTGGGTTGTCACCTGCTTGAGCAACTGGTTTATCTCCAGAAGGCCTGTACTTAATACCATCAAGATAAAAGTAATCCCTTACAGAATCCATATCCATTGCAAGATCTTCTTCTGTTTCTCCACGAGTGTATCCCAATTCTTTAAGGTATTTGAGGTTGATGTATACCACTACATGCTCTTCATCAAAAGTACCAGTGGTAGTTTCAGTGTTTAAAGGCCAATTCTTTATGGTGTCATACATCACGAGAACTTTTATTTCCCGTTGTTCCCATTTAGAATTGCTATCTGTATTCTCACCAAACTGGTTCATTGAGAAAAGGTAGTGATACCAAGTCAACTTATTCCTGAAAGCATCATGTCGGAATTTGTTGATGATATTCTTATACCTATTCCAATTCTTAATACCTACGTAAGCCATGGAACCTCCTCCTGTTTCCAGTGAATTTTTGTACTCGTGGACCAGATACCTTGAATCTGTTGTTATATAAGCTTCTATCATCATCACAGTAAGGTACCTTAATACCTATCCTACTAGCCATAGAACAAATTCCCTTAAACAACATATCCATGACAGAACCATTTTGCCCATTCGAAGATAATAAATCTTTCAATGCTGTAGAGGTAGAATAGAACTCTACCTTAGTTGGGCCAGTCTCAATACTTTTAATATTTCCCCCATCAGGTTCTGAGTCTGGGTCTACCTCTGTTTCTTTGTTTGTATTACTGCTTCCCCCAATGAAAGCTATGAATGACCCCATAGCTGCCATCTGAAAAGCATCATATACTACTAACTTCGCGATTAATGAGTTACACATATCCTCGAAGTTTTCGCAACGTAACTCCTCGGGAATTGACTTGAAGCCTGGCTCCATAAACAATTCCCAATATTTCTTTTTACCTTGTACCCATTTAGAATCAAGGGTTAGGTTACCGGGAACCTCAAGGTCTATGTATTCATTAATTGTCATAAGTCTATTTCAATCCAAACTTGTTCTTTTCTTTCAATAGCCTCATTGATTCTCTTGTTCAACTCATCAGAGTATTTCCTTGAGTTAATCAATTGGCCTTTCTTTTTATTCTCTCCTACTAAGATACATCCTAAAGTATCCTTAGGAGTATTACCGGGATGTATCATAATACCGGTGAATTGTGGTACATTCTCCAAGTAAGGCATTACCCTTTTAAACTTAGAAGACATAGACATTACCACTTTATATTTACCAGCTGGAATAGCTGTTTCTCCATAGACCTTTTTCTCACTACTTAGGTCTCTCACCTTATCCTCTAACGTATCAGAGAACTTCTTACCATCTACCATCAGAACCCCAATAGTATAGGTATCTTTTTTGTATAGCCTTTTAACTTCTAGCAACATTTTTGTATATATTATCTATGAACTCTGATCTTAATTGCTTGTAGAATATCTCTATGTTATTTTTAGCAACACGAGCATTATATCCATCTTCGCAATATATTTGTTTTAACATTACTTCTTTCAACCTCTCCTTCCAGTTCTCTGGGATAAAGAAGCTTAATGGAGAGCCCTTGAATTTAAAACTCAGAGCTCTCTCTCGATCATAAGCGACTATATTTGATGACAAAAGCTCAACCTTCTTTTCTATAGCTTCCTTGTTATCTATATGATTATCCCTAATAATCTGTTCCAAATAATTCACAACCCTTAATTGGCTTTTAGCAAAAAACATATCAGATAGATCATCCACTTGCCTGGAAGAGATTTCATCTGATACCCCCTCTACTAAAGTTCTCAGTAACTGGGTGTGACCTTGTAAAAGGTTTCCTTGATCAATTAAGGTATTTCTCAACTCAGTTAACTGGCCAATGTATTCCTTATTAAAGGCATCTGACTTTCTGTTGTCCCTTATCATGTTAAGGAACATCACTATAAATCCTATAAACAGGATTGCCATGGCAACTACCATGGCTGATTGTTCATTGATTAACTTTGACATATTACCAACAGCATCTACTGTTTGTTGTAATCCTTCTTGTGGTGACAATTGTAAAATCATTTTAGTTTGGTTATTAAAAGATTGGGAGGAGTATAAAAACCAGGCTAAAACTCCTCCCAAGAGGTGTGTGAAAGAACTCAATTATAATTTTTAAAGTCTCGTATCAGTTTACTTGTCTAAACCCATCTTCAAAGTTAGATTGTTTAATTACTGTGAATTGGCTTTGATCATAATAAGTGTTCAGGAGTAACATGTATAATAGTATTGTTTTACCATCAGTCTCAGTAATACTATCCCAGGCACCGTCATTAGTTTCTGCTCCACATTGTACACCCCCCTGGTGAGCTCCTGGATTTACAAGAAATACTACTGGATAACCATTTGTCCATGGTCTATGGGCTGTTACAACTCCTCCCATATTTACTTCAATACCACCTGTAGTTTCCAGAATAGTTAGAAGTGCTACTGGATCCTCTACATCAGTAAATACTAATTCTTGGTTTAAGAGGTTTATAAATAATAATGAACTACTTATCAAATTTGTACTACCACCATTTCTATGATAAGCTGGCAAAGCCTGTAATATCCAACTACTCAAAGTCTGTTGAGTATACGATGATTGTCCCCCATATAATATCCTTAACCTAATATCATATAGTTTAGTTGTCTGGGTAATCTTTACAGTGATTGTCTGCTCTGAATCAAATCCAGGTAAGTATGCTACCACAGTATTATTACCAACAATAAAGGCACTCTTGGGTATTAAAAAAACTGTGCCAGAGCCATCTACATTAAAATTCAACCTACCAAGGTTACAGGCTGTGTGTATATACTCTGTACCCCCCACAGTAAACTTATACCCAGTTGCACCGCCTCCCCTGATACTTGAATCCAGTGACCTATTAATATAAAATTTAATGTAACCATCTGTAACAGTTGCTATGTCAAGCTCTATGGTTGTTGCTTTCTCTCCGTTGGGTTTTACTCTGTTATCAGTGCAATCAAACCTGTTGGTTACCATACTCGATATAGAACCCCCACTACATACAAAGACCCCACTGTGTTTTAAACTATTTATAGGTAAATATCCTACACCATATGAGCCTATCATATTACCTATATACCTGTTAAATACAACCTTCTTCTCAGCATCTGTTAATTTTCTATTCCATAATATAAAATCCTGTATATCCCCACACCACCAGTCTTTTGGAGTACCGGTAGTTTGAAAACATCTTCCTAACCAGATATTACCATCCCAACCTCTATCTCTATCATTATAATTCACATTACCTTTTTGGGCAGTAGTTAAATAAGTACCATACCTATACCCATTAAGATACATACCTCGTCCCTCTAATGTACTATCAAACTCTAATAGTAAGTGCATCCATATATTCAGAGTTTGAGGCCATACATCTGAGTTTATACAATAACTGGCATTAACATTTGGACTTACTTGATTTTTTGGATATTGTTGAAATTGGAATCCTTTAGATAAGTCTTTACCATCTCTTGCTGCTACAGCATAACCTAATCCAATAGAATTGTTACCAGATATAACACCACCCATTAAACCATTTCTTGTAGTTTCTTGGGTCACTACTTGTGGATTTATTAACACTGATATAGTGAATGGTCCTACTACCTTTGCCACAGCATTTAAAGCCACAGCAAATTGAGACACACATTTAAGTGATTTCCTACCGTCTATACCTTCACCCCAATATGCAGTACCAGTTGAACCAATGGGATCATTACCATTACCTGACTGGTCAGTAAGATCACCATTTAATGGCATATATATGGTTGGGTTCAAACTTAATATAGGGTTATCTGGCCACACTTGTACCACCGTGTTACCGGTGGTACATATTCCTATCTTCTTTATGGTTTTCTTTGCTCCTGTGGAATCTACTAACATCCCAGCTTTGAGCGATTGATTTGCTATCTTTATTCCCATAATCTTTTTATTTATCCTACTTCAAAATAGATGTTCCCTGCTGTACCAGTTGTGGGTAAGGTAGTTACCACATTCAAATGATAACCATCCCACTTATCTGAGTCAGCTGCTTTACCTGTTGCTGCAAGAGCTCCAACCTCAGAGGCTGTATATGTAGGTTTAGTTGCAGCTTTAGCCCAACTATAAACATCACTTGCAGGCATAGATGAAGGAAAATCTGTTATCTGTGACTTAATGTGAGTGTGATATGCTGCAGCTGCTCCTACATCTGAATATGTCAGTGATATATTTGCAGATAAAGCTTTACCATTTACTGTCCTTGATGTTGGTACTGCACCCACTTCTGATGCAGTATAAACTGGTTTGTTTTGTTGTTTTGCCCATGAGTAAACATCAGAGGCTGGCATTGAAGTTGGGAAGTCAGTGATTTGAGATTTGGTATGTGTATGAGCCGAGGGTGTAAAGGTTGATGGTTTTCCAGTTATAGAACCCCATGATATTGCTGGTTTCACTACAGTAGGAGTCATCAATTGTGTTACACCAGATAGATCAGTTAAGAAACTTACTGTAACTCCAGATAACACAGTACCATATCCTGAGTAACCTCTATCTATCTCATTAACCCATACTTGTGGATAAGCCCATGAGTCACCAGATGAACCTATTATAATGGCACAATGTCCATTATAATAACCTAACCTTACTGTATACTCATACCCTTCTATTGTACACGTGGTATTTATCCATGAAGAAGTACTTGTGTAATTATAACCCCAAATATGTATACGTGAAGATTTCCCAGTAGAGTAATGAAATATTGTCACAATATAGTGGGCCATCGTTGAAGTCCAACCGTATGGAAGCTCTATTACTATTGCCCCAGTTTTAGTTGGTGTACTACTTATATATCCTCCCAAATCATGGAATATAGCATTTTCTTCAAAAGAAGCGGGATCCAATCCCCTTATAGCTATCTGTTTACCAGCTATAAATCCCCTAGCATCACCTGAGGCTTTACTTATCTCAAAATCTGGTGTTATACCCATCATTGAATTGGAAGTAACACCGTTATGTAAATCCAACCCGGCGTGCCATCTCAACCTGGTTACTGATCTCGCTGCCCAAATTGCAACACACTCATTACCTTGCATATCATAACCTATACCACCAAAATATGTAGAGCCAGTATCCTGCCTCAAGTTTATGGTTTTAGCACTACCGATATTGATATTCCCTTTCGAATATATACCCAATGGGGGTACTTTAGTATAATCTGCCCAACTATCTGATACCAACAGGTCTCTGACGTTGACTCCTTTAGCAGTACTTACACCGGCAGCGATACGACCACCACCACCAGAGTAAGAATACCACCCAAAGTCAGCTGTTGCCCCAATCTGTAACCCTGCATTAGCTTGTATTAACCCAGCTCTAAGATTGGCTAAACCATGGTTAGCTGTACAATCATAGAAAGTGAAACTTGAAGCGGTAGTATTATAATTTCCTAAACCATTTCTATAGTTTATGGCTACACCTGCTGCTGTATCATTTAAGAAGTTGAATTCATTAGAGTTTGATATCAAGTTGTTGTTGTTGGCTCTAATAGCAAAATCTACATCTCGGGTTAACTCTGATACCTTACTTGGTATTGCTACTGAAACAGCTGCAGAACCATTGTAGGTTTTAGATTGGTACCCAGTGAATGTAAGAGCATAAGGATTAGGTAATGATCCTGGTATACTTGGGATTGTGGGCTTATTGTTTAAGTCATTGTAATTACCAGAAGTAGCTACAGTAGCAAATGTAGGTTTCCCTTGTAATGTTGCCCAAGTGGGATATGCTGGAAGGTTACCCTCATGGTATATAGTTTTATTGGCAAATGTTACCTTATTTGGGTATACTCTAAAATTACTTTGGCTATCATAACCCCTATTATCACCAACACCTATATAAGCATAAGTTGGGGTATTTGCATTACCACAAGAACCAAATGTTACACCAGAATTAGGAATATTATAATTATTCCCTATCCATATATTATGTGACCAACCACCAGTTAAAGATTCATTACCAAATACAGCACTCCCCTTAAACTTGGGACCAAGATAACCATCCTTATGATAGTTTGTAAGATCAGAAGTCTGTACTGGATTAGGTAAATTGTAAGCATCCCATATCTTGTAGTTAGAAGATCCTCTAACATGTATAATATCCTCTGCTGTACTTCTCAAGTGAAGTGGGAAATTTGTAGTACCCACTCCAACTCTTGTATTATTCCCAGATGATAGAGTACCCAATATGGTATAAGCAGCTGTACCAGGTACATCGTATCCAACAATTCCTTTATCTACAGGAAAACTAACATTACCTATCATCTTACCACCTGACAATGGCAGATAATTATTTAGATCTGTTGTACTTGCAGGAGTTGGAAGGTTTGAAGCATCCCAAATCTTATAACTTGTAGTCCCTTTTAAGTGTTGTATGTCTACTCCACTCTTCGTTGCTATTGTGGTATCTTTACCATTTGAACCAAATCTGTTCAGTGCATCAGTAGTTTGTATTATGTAGTAATCTCCTTGAGTTAAAAGCCAGTTAGCAGCTACGTAAGCTGTACCTGTTAAGGTATGATCAGCCCCACCAGAAAGTGGCAGATAACTTGTCCTGATATCTGTTAAGTCATTCAGGATATTGTCGATGATATCTGGGTTATTCTTTAAAGCCTCTGCCAACTCCTCTAAAGTATCCAATACATCTGGTGCATCACCAATAAGGTCTTGGATTTTCTGAAGTACAAAGTCTTCTGTGGCTTTGGCATCCCATGTATCTTTATCCTGTTTTGTTACGTGAACGTTAGCGTTTGCTATATGAGTAAGTATGGGTTGAATCCTACTCAACTCTGATTGGGTGATGACATCAAGAGTGGTATCATCTATCGGGTCTACAGAGATACATACTCTATCAACTTTGTTTGTTGACCAATCAGCTGGTTTAGTTACAATGGCTTCTCCCTCTCCATCAGGTATATCTACATCCGCCATTTTGGCTGTAGGGGTAAATACCATCTCTATGGTCAAGAAGTTGTTGGTAGATGAATCCAATGAGGTTGTATCTAATTCCACATATCCATTATATACCCCTGTTAAATCAGCTGTCAATAGAGAAACTTCTCCCAATATTGTACCAGATTTACCATTCTTAATTGTGATTTTTACAGAAGCCTGCTCATTCACTAGTGTATCAAAATCCATAGAACAATATAACTTGTTAGTTAATTTTATTCTATCCACTAGTGAACCAGTTAGGATTACCGTACCAACTACAGAGTTAGTTGTCCCAACCATCTCACTGTTCTGTTTTAAAAGGATTGAGTTATTATCTCCCCCACAACATTGAGTTAAACCAACTGAATAATCCCAGAAAGGTGTTACTGGTCTACCAGTTCCTGTAGTACCACTGTTATATATGGCCTTAATTGGATTACTCATATCAAGGATAGAGTAATTTACTCCAACTCTAGCAAGGTCTAGGATTTGTTGAATTTGTTCATATATTAATACCTCTCCATTAGATGTAGCAGAGGCTCCTGATTTCAATTTACTCTCTGATGTGTACTTGGGAATAATACCAGCTGCCGGAGTAGAAGATGCTCTACTCACATCATAAAAATGTTCTTTCGGATATAAACCGGTAACTGTGTCAGAGGCTAATGGTATCTCAAACCCAGTACCGGCTGTATTAGTTATGGTTGCTTTTTTGTTGGGTTCACTATATGAATAGGCTAAATTAACCCACCACATAGTTTTCCCGATAACTCTCCATTGAGTACCATCTTTCATTACCACATCACATGATGTAAAGTTCTGTCCTGTTACAGCATCCGTGATAGTAGTAGTGGGAGTTGCTAACTTACTCACGTAAAATACTGCTCCGTCTTTCTGGCTGTTTATATCTGGTATTCCGGCAGAGTTACCAGCTTCTCCAACAAAGTGTAATACTTTACCCATGTCTCCAATAGCAGAGTCTACTAGGTCAAGTACTGCCTTTTGGATTGTAGCTCGGTAATACTTACCATCTGCTCCCATAACAAGTATCTCATCATTAGCTACCACGCTATTTTTCGAGCCTTGTCTACCTATTATGGTATCGATGTAAGCTTTTACTATCTTGTTAGAGATTGCCTTTGTAGAGGTATCTGACATAGTCTGATCCACAATCTCTGGATGAGCGTTGGGATCCTTCATGTGGTTGGTTAACTCTTGTCCTATCTCCTCTCCAGATGTTTCAAGGTCATTGATCTGATTTTGTAAATCAGTATCTTTAGCATCTAACCTAGATATCTCGTTATCATGTTTTGTCTCAAGGTTATCTAAAGCCTCTTGAGTGGCAGTAGATATGGGTTTATCTAAGTCTGAAGTGTTGTCTACATTTCCAAGGCCAACATCAGCCTTGTTTAACCAAATATCTTTATCTAAAGCATATCCATTCACTTTTCTTGTGATAGGAACATACTTCAGTAACTCTTTATATACTTGATCACCAGTAACAAATCCTTGTGAATCCTGAACTACAGAACCACTGAAATATTCCTTGATTTGGTTAGGTGTTAATATCTCAGGTTCAGGAAGTTTACCTTGAACCATCAACATCTCTTCTCCTGTTAGGGGCATCCCAATATTAGGGAAACTATCAGGAAATATTACATAGTCTCTTCCGCCAATGGGTTCAGTAGCTCGGCTACTTCTTAAGAAATAAGGAACGAACGGCTCATCGGAAGAAGGTTCTATTGGATACTTTGAATTATTCTTAAAATTACTCATGGCTTTAAGACTTAAAACGAAAAAACCGAGTTAACTGACAAGAGCAACTCGGTTTCTTACGCATGTAATTGGAAATAATATATTACTTCTCTCCCTCTTCAGGGTCTTCTTCGGAATTTTTTTCGAGCTGATAAGCATAATCTAACTTTTCTTCGAAACTCATAGCCTTGTAAGCTTTTTGCTCTTTCTTCTCAAGGTCATAAGTTTCCAGGATGTACTTATCCAATTCGGCTTCGTCTTTTGCAAAGACATCCTCCTTACCAGTGGAGAGTAACTCTATACGAGCTTCAAAAACGGCTTTCTCTTTCTCAAGAGTAGAAACTCTTTCCAAGGCTTCTGTAAGAAGTTGAGATTTCTCTGAGTTTTCATTTCTCAATGATTCCACCTCTGCAAGAATTTCAGATACATCCTCTTTCTCAACTACTACCCCTTGTGGTTTCTCTTGGCCCATCTTTTTCATATAAACCTCTACTTCTTCAGGAGTTGCTATACGAATATGGCCATTACCAAGTGCTGTCATGAACGTACTATCCATCATAGCTTTTTCCGGGAATTCTTTTATTTCACCTGGAAGGAGCTTAAATCTAAGGACTGAAGAATAAAAGCTGCAGGCCTTTGCTCCTAGTCTAGCATATTGTTTTGCCATAATTATAATAATCTTGTTTACACTCTAAATATTTACTAGAAATAAGAATAGGGAGAGAATTTTCCCTCCCTAAAACTCATTTTAGTTTTTCAACTCAACAATTTGTTTTGAGTTAATATCGAAAGCAGCCGGGAATCCATTGGTAGCAAAGTCTTTGGTCTTATCCAAGATGATCACTGAATCTTTCCAAAGCTTAGCAAACCCAATTTGCAATGAAGCGTAGAAAGCTTCTGTTTGGTTAGAAACGATTCTCTCAGATTCAACCTTCAACGGGAACCCGTTCAATTTCAGCAAACCAGCTGATTTGTCAAGCATAAGGATTTGATCTTCGTCAACTCCACCATGGATGAAGAAATCCAGGTTTTGAGGAATCGGGGTTTTGATGTTCAGGTTAGCCCGAGTGGTACCTAATTCACGTTTACTGAATTCCGGAAGGTCAAGGACATCGATTGCCATCTCCTCACCACCAATCAAGGTAGATGGAGTACGTCCAAGACGAGACATACGAACCAAGATTTTCAAAAGGTCACGATATGCAACAGTTCCCACTGTCTTAACTCCAATTACTGGAGCGGCTTCTGAACCATCTTTCTGTTCTCCATTGATAGCACATTCAATTGCCAAACCATCAACTACATGGCCAAGCAATACCCCAAAGTCTTCCAAGAAAATGGAAACTAGATTCAGAGATGAATACATCTTAATTTCATCGGTAAGAGAAATACCACGTCCAATCTTGAACATAGTATATTCTTTTTGACCGAAAGAAACAGCTCCCAATGGGATTGTCTCAGCTTCATTTACTTTACGGGGAGCAGCATCTGACATATTGATGTACGGTACTTTCATTACCGGGCCAGACATTTGCTCTTCTCCACGAATGATATTCGGGTAAATAGGTGCTCCACGATAACCTTTTCTCAATGCTGCTCGGAAGATTTCCGGAACGATCCAACGGATTTGGTCAACCTCTGCCTGATTCAAGATCATGGAAACGGTATCTTGGTTCGGGTTGATCCCCATCTTATACAAGTAAGAATCAAACTCCATATTGTATCTCAGTTTGATGTAATCCTCAACCAACACATCGTTGGGTCTTTGAGCATCAAAACGCAAGGCATTCAATTCATCGAATACCGTCTTAACTTCTTGGCGGAGTTTGGTTCTCTCAGCCTTTTGCTCTGCTGTTAATTCAAGTGCCATTTTTATTTGGTATTATAAAGTTTCACAATTTGTTACGCAACGGTGATGTTCATCGGTGCATCTAATACAAGAATACGCATCTCCGGAGTGTTATCATTCTCACAAGCTTCCATGGCTATAGCCACTACAGCACCAGTTGCGGTGATCTTGGTTGCAATCAAATGAGGATATGCTCTGATATCAGTTTCTGGGAATGTAGCCGGTACTCCATCTTCTCTCGTAACTGTAACACCATCACCTGCTTTAAATGCTCCGGCAGATTCTGCGTAAATGATAACGTGTCCCACAAGGATTGATACTGTAGTGATACCACCTGCAACAGCACCATCCAAAAGATTGATACCGATATATTTACCGGAACCATCATTCACGTATGATTTGATTGAACCATCTTGCAATAACATTACAGGTTCACCCGGAAGAATCGGTTTTGCTTGATTAGCTGAAACAAGGAATTGGTTTGCCAATTTATCCTGTTCTCTTTTGTAAATCGCGGTAAACGAAAGTCCACCAAATTGGTCTCCGTACATAATTGTCTATTTTTATTTGTTATTAATTTCCTGCAATTAAACTAAGTTAAGGTCTGGAAGTTTATTCTACTTCTTCTCTCCCTTAAAATCTCTCCGGTAAATCAACTCTTCTTTAATACTCTCAAAAGAACGAACTTCTTTGGCTTCTTTCTCATCATCATTTGAGTTAGATTTGAAAGAAGAACGAGAGATATCATGACCTCCACAACTCTTACAAGTTAATGGAGCTTCTTTCTCCAACTGAGCTTGGTATTGGGCAAGCATTGATTTTGCCTCTTTAGCATCTGCCTTGTTGATAAGGGCAACAATAGCTTCGTCTTCGGTTTTACCTTCTTCCAAGGTCATCTTGTAAAGATTTATAGCCTCTTCTCTCAATTCTTTCAGATGATCTTCTCCAATCTGAATAAATTCTGCTTTCTCTTTCAGAGCTCTCAACTCGGTTAATTCCGTAGTCATTGCATTAAATGACTCTTGAATCTTATCCCAACCGGTAACATCACCTAACTTCAGAGAAGCAGGGTCTACCAGTTTATCCATGTTCGCCTTGAAAGCATCCAAGGTCGTTTTAAAGTTCTCAGTGGTCATTCCTGATAAACCCAAAGCCTGAGAAGCTAAATTAATGATTTCTTCTGGGGTCATAACTTTTTGATTATTTTGGTTATTGTTAATTCTGAATAGTCCGTTAAAAGAGTTTGTCTCTTCATTTAGAACAGACTTAAGGTTCCTCCAATCTACATTGTAAGCAAAATTGGTCTGGTCTACTTTTACTGACTGTTTCTCTGCAAAGTTGGGTAACACGATTTTACCATTCTCATCAAGCTTCTTTGCAAAAGGATCTGCACCATGAGGGACTAGAGATAACTCCATGTAATAAACTATCTCAGTAGCTATCTTACGAATGAGTTGTCCATTCTCATCATATGTACCCATCTTCTCGTAAAATTCCCATTCTTTCTCAAATGAGCGAGATGGTTTCCACCTGTAAACAACAGTACATGATACCGAGTGAATTGATGGAGGGGTCATGTTCAACCCCCTTGCAATATTGGGGTGAGATTTAGCATCAATCTTTAAACGAGCGTTAATTCCAGCCGGAATAGTTTTGTCACCCACTTTATAAGATTCTTGCCAAACGTTATCTACTACTGCCCCCAGCTCGTTACCCACTTGCATATCATGGTTAGGATATATTGATTGACCAACCATAAGTCCCATGGATTTCTTAAGGACATCTACTGGAAACTCAATCAACCCCCTACCAGATATAACAACTGTATTTGATAACATCCTGAATAATGGTTGAATGAACTCACTATCCTTAGCAGTAAAATCTTCTTCCTTTGCTTCAGGATAATAAGTGTTAAATGCAGGTGGGTCATTCCAGAATCCGAAACTTGATTGGTCTTTCATGTTTTGACCCAGCTCCTCTTTTAAGGGAAGTTGGGTCGGTATATTAGAAGCAATCAGAGATCGAATCCCACAAAGTGTAACCTGCTCTTCATAAATCTCTTTCATGTTATTTCACTTTTGGTTGTGGTTTATTCTTTTCACGAGTTCTCTTATCTGACTCGTCTTTCTCTTTCTCTCTCGTTTGTTGAGCTCCATTTTCTTCGATAGGTGCTCTTGGTTCTTTCTCAGCTGGAGCATCATATCCCAACTCATCAGCAGCTTGTTCTTGAGAAATGATGCCCATCATGTACTTATTAGAGGTATTCCTGATCTTGTACTCGTTGGCTTGCTCTGTTTTCAGGATATCAGTGATTGTTGAGGGATTAAATTCTACCTTTAATGTTTTAAAATTAAACCCAGCTAACAATAACTCATATCTATATCCTATCTCAAGGTCTGCAGCCACTATACTTTGTACTGCTCTAAGTTGAGATAACATCTTGGTAAAGATGATACTTAACCCAGTTTCAGTTCCACCAGTAGTGTTTAAACCCATGAATGTTCCAGGATATTTCAACGAGTTTGCTACTTTTCGTTGGGCCTCTGAATATAACTCAGATACTCCATTCATATCCTTAGTGGCTGTATGGAAATTAAACTCATGGTCATCCTGAAATCCAGTTACCACTCCATTAGATACTCCTTTCATAATCTCCTTTTGGGTTTTCAATAGGAAACTATCTAACTTGGATATGTAAGCGTTATCACTCTCACCATCTTCTTGTGTTGGTTTAGCAACCTTGACTTCAAGAAAACCCACCAACCCCATAAGAGTTAACAGATTATCAACGTTCTGATCCATACGGTATAACTTTGCTATGGTTCTCAATGCTGGTAACCAAGGTGGAATACCATAGGGAACTTCTGAGTAACCATTAATGGCAAAGTATTTGTAGGTCTTTGGGTTTAGCTTCATGTAAAAATCCTTTACATTACTTCCGATGGGTGTATCACCCTTAGTACCCACTATATATTGATATGGGAAATACCTTTGTTTTCTTTTGTCATACACCCAACGAATATTCTCTGGTTCAACCATGAAACAGGATTTAATTCCTTTTAAATCATTGTCTATCACCCATTCATTAGATATGCAACCGGTAAGGTATGCTTGAGCTATAAGCTTACTGACAAAGTTGTCAGTGTTGGCTATACCATCAACCCATGTTTTACATTTCTCGTTTAGATGATCTCTCATCTTCTTTACCTGGTCAGCTGGAACCTGTGGGTCAAATTTTATCTTGTGCCCAGTATTGGTCAGTAAAACCAAATCGTTCAGGGCTAAAGATAAATTGTCATCAAGCATAGCTAACTTTCTGATCTGCGGAAGTACCTTCAAGATAAGTTCTGGTACAATGAGCTTCTTGTTTGGAGATAGCTCATTTACAACAAAATCCCCACCAATATCCAAATAACTATCCCTACCTGCTGATAGGGATTTTGGATTGGTAGAGACATCTGTTACAGAACCTCCTGCAAGGGCTTTGTCTTTTAGCTTTACCATATTAAATCGGATTTGTTACTAAGTTTTTCTTACCTTTTCTGATATAGTTAGTTATGGCTTCAGCCATTATGCAGTCATCTGTATATACTGCATCATCATCGTAGATGTTATCATCGTTTGCCTTATCTTTACCCATTGCCACTGGCCTATTTCTGGAATCGAATATGAATGTATATGACTCATCCACAAAGAATTTGTTACATATATTCACCTGGTCAAAACGGATATCTTCTTCTAACTCATCTATAATAATTGGTCTAGTGGATGTGGTTGTATACCAACCTGGGATATCTTCTACCTCGGGCTTACTTTTACCTTTCTTTTTCAAGAGTTTTTTGGCGTAATACAAGTTAGGATAACCATGATCCTGAATCTTTGATGTTACTGCCAACCCAATATCATTTGACTCTGGTGCTATCAAAGCATTGTTGAAACGTTTACCGGTGTGCATGAGGAGGTTTGCATACTTAGAAGGATTTATCTTCCCCCTAAAATAAGCTAACTCCTCCCCATACCGGTTCATAACAGAAAATGCAGAATAGTCGTTTGCTCTACCGATAGCAACGTCTGCTCCGATAAAGCATCTCTCACCAGGTTTAGCGAAACGTCTTATGAAAAGCTTCCCATTCTGTTCAATGGAAAGGTAATCATCTGGATAAGGTAAGCATTCTTCTATAGCCCTTATACAATTCAAATCGAATACCGTGTTACCTGAAGATAGAAAGTCACCATCAATTTCCTGTGCTGTTCTCCTTGGACCCAATGATTTAGCCATCGAGTTATACCACTCCTCGTTTCTTTCAGGGTGCATTTGCCAGTATAACCGAATGGGGTTAAAGTAACTATCTCCATTCTTGGCATCAACCCATTGTTTGTGAAAGAAATTACCAATACCCATCGGCGTGTTATGGTTGATATACAGCGAGTTACATATATATGATTGGTCTTCTTCTACTGAAATATCATATATATTCTCATAGGTAACATTCACCAATTTTAACTTAGAAATATTCACCTTTGTAACCCTCTTGTTGTTTATAACTCTACTAACATAAGATTTATTTACCCTCAACCCCAGCTCATCCCCAATCTCTTTTATGATTATTTTTGATGAACCATAAGAATTACCATACTTTTGATATTTCTCTTTTATCTTCCCTATCAATAATATATCTGGAAACTTATCACCTACACTTGGACAAACTTTAAAAGTTGGTGAAAGGTTTACCGCTCTCTTAGTGTTTTCTGATTGAGAAATTATCTGTAAGTTAGTTGAGTAATTGTGGCTCTTGTTTCCATCTATATGGTCTACTACATAACCTTCTGGAATATCTCCTATAAATAATTGTGCTACCAATCTAGATAGTATATAATTCTTACTTTCTCCCTTATCCCAAAGTTTTACTCTATAATAACCTGAATTGTTTATCATTGCCTCCTTTTCTATCAAAGAATCCCCATCCTTAATATAAAGCTTACCCCAATTGGATAACATATATTTTGGGTATCCAGGTATATTCTTAAATATCTCAATACTTGGTTTCTCAGTTTTCTTTGTTTCTAATTTCTTAAATCCTGTATCAAAAGTTATTATATTCAAACCCTCTCTAACAATTCTACCCACTGACCTCCAACCCTCTGTAGTGTATAACTTATGAGCTGGAGTACACCTCAAAGTATTTCCTTGTTCATCCTCTACTTCCCATGTTTTCAATATGCCCTTGTTCACAGAGTGTGTTACTTTTCTCCACTTACCAGTATGTGATAATACCTCTATCCCTAAATGAGATATATCTTTTATCCCCATTTCTTTTGGGGATATGGTATCAATTCTTAAGGGTCCTTCTTTTGTAACTATTTCGGTATCACCTGTAACGCAAGAATTAAGGATAGCACTACCTCCAGTTGATAGAGTGGGGAATGCTGCTGCCCAAATCCTATCTGCCCACCTTACGATTGCTGCCTCGTCTATCACAAGAAGAGAAACTGCCTCTGAACGACCGGCTTCTTCTGTTGTGGGGACTGATGTTATGGATGACCCATTCACAAATTCTAACACTGTAGCAGTACCGAAAGAATCTCCGCGTATTTGTGTTACAGGTGTTTGTAACCACTCAGGCAGGTTTTTGTACATGTACTTAATCCTTTTCAGAACTCTCTTTGCAACCATATCCTTGATTGAGATAATCTGGATATTCTTGTTGTCATTAAACATGGCTAACCATAAGCAAAAGAAAGCGATAAGTTCTGTTAAACCTGCCTGACGGAACTTGAGTATGATATTGAAACGGTTGTTCAAGAAATTCCAGAGAACTGCCCTCTGGTATTCATATAGGTTGAACTTAACTTTACCCTTAACTGGGTGAATGATATACACAAAGTTTGCAAGGTAGAATGGGTTTACCTTGCATGTCCTGTATATCTCGAATTGTTCCCTCGTAAGAGTTACTATCTTTTTCTCCATATCCTAAACTTTAATCCAACCTCTAATCTTGGTTTTTCGTTAAACAATAGAACCTCAGAAGCCCGGAGAAAAGCGAATGAATTGTTATTAAACCGAAAATCTAACTGAAACTCTCCAAATGGCTTTCCGTGTAAAAAATCCAAACCGAAAACAAGAAAATGAGAAAGCCTTGGCTCCTGAGGTCTGTATTTTGTTTTTGAATATCCAATAACTCCTGATGACCAATGATAGTTGTAATCCTGGTAAAACAGGTTGTAATGTTCCGAGTAAACTTGTCCGTTAATTCCGAGAAGAGAAAGGTTGAGTGAATCCCTGAATAAACTCATCTCCACTAACTTTGGGTTTTGAGGATAAAGCTTTAGGAAATTCTCTGAGATCTCTATCTCTTCCTTTAATCCCTGGATGATGAAACTGTAATGAAGACTGTCCTTCAAAATCCTTAATTCCAATTCCTTGATTCTGGATGAATCTTCCTGGTAAATCGTTACTCTATCCGGTTTCAGTGTATCTCTGATGATTTGGGTTTCAGGATAAGGTTTTGAAATGAAGATTGTATCAGTAACCACTTTTACATGAGGATTTGGTGATTCAGTTTTGTTTGATCTGAATCCGAGATAAAAGGTTAGAGCCAGTATCCCAATGAGTGTTATGATTTTGATTGTTGTCTTCATCCATGTTTCCTGTTTGGTTTCAGTGTATTAGAACCTTGAAAGATATAGGAATGTTAAAAACTGTTTATTCGGATTACATTTCATGTTAAAAAGTATTTAACTTATTCACTTTCAATGAGTTGAATGTGTCTTTGAAGGACTTATATCTTTAGATATAAGGACTTTAAAGCTTATTATTCTCTAAGCTTAGAGTAAGAGTCCAAAAATTAACCCTTCTAAATTAACCCCCTATAATCCCCCTAATAAAGGTTTCCCTAATAAAAAGGGGATAGGATTGGTAACTATTTGATACTCAATTTCTTATGATTATAAATCCACTTTAAGGCCCATGATATCCATAACCCAACCTCATAAGGAGGGCATTTAGCCACTGTTGTCCTACCTTTGTTTATCCAGAATTTTATTTCACCATCATACTGATCCCAGTGGATTTTGAACTTATCAGGTATACCCTGAATCCTTGCTAATTCTCTTGGGCTCATCTGTATACCATCAGGATTGAATTGTCTGTTGGCTTTTCTGGCTACTTGGGGATATTCATTTGCTAGATTCCTATAAACACCGGGGGCAGAAGAATATTTCCTATTTTGGGTCAAAAATCTCTTCTGCCCAGGATTGTTTTTCCAGAAATTTTTGGCTTCTTCTAGGGTACATTTAAAGCCTGCATACATGGTAATTTTTTCTGAAAAATTGGGCTCTGTTATGTGTCCATTTATCTTTCCCAAATTATCTTCTGAAAGGCCTTCAAGTAACTCCTTTGTGGTCTTAGGTTTATATTCTTTAAGGTCTTTAGTGATATGTTTCCATATCAGTTTATGGTTTACTGGGAATGATTTACTGATACCCATTACTATCATCCTTACCCTTCCTTTTTGTGAATTTCCCCATAATGTTACTGGCCCAATTATGAATTTTAGGTGGTATCTTTCTTTTAACCAGGCCATTGATTCTACAGATTCTCTTGCTTTTGGGAGATTTTCCATGAAGAATATACCAGGTCCCATGTATTTAATATCCTCAAAGAAAGTGAAAAAGGAATCATTCTTTAATGGATCACTAAACTCTTTTTGTCTGGTTAAAGCCATCATTGATGATGACCCACAATCTGGTGCTCCAACTATCACATCTGGGAAAATCATAAGATCCACACTATTTTTCCAGTATGGTATTTCACTAAAGTTATCTTTCCATTGTACATTATCCGGAGTATGGAATACACTACGAATCTCAATGTTACCTACTAAATGTTTTCTCATTGGGTATAACCAAGAACCGTTACCCCCACATACTGCTAAAATATCTACTTTCATGGATTAAGTTTTATTGTATAACAATAGGTATTGCCGATTTTTGCTTTTTGGATGAGTAAATATTGAATCTAGAAGAAAATTATTTAGTAAAAGCTAAGTTAATTAATTGGCCCTAAAAAGTTTAAACTAGATAACTTTTTCTATCTTGGTTCTAATAATCCTAAAATCAAACAAATGGAAACACAATTCAAGAATAGGCAGGATTTAGTAGATTACTTTGAGAATCTCCCAAGGATGTTATATATTGTTATGGGTGATAAACAAGTTACTTTACACTCATACAAATTTGCAAGATTAATCCTTTTCTCTATGGGTGCTGAAATGCACAGAGATGGTAAGTTAGATTTACTTGCTTATACCAAGTTAACTCGGATGTATTCCCAAGATTTCATTGACAACCAAGGTGGAACAAACAGGCAAGGATACCAGTATGATGACCAGGAAATGGATTTCATTGAAGAAATGGTATCTTTATTCTCACTTGAGATATTAAAAGCTGGGTTTATATCTGATGTACAATTCAGAATCCTATTATGTAATGAGAACGTGATAGATGTTATACTACAATGAGAAAATGTAAGGATAAAAGGATGTATGAACCCCATGTAGAGGTTTTGAAGTATATACTTGATTTAGACCAAGACCCATTTTGTGGTTTTGTTTTACCTGCATGTACAAGGAATCACCTGGTGAATCTTGATAGAGTGGATTACAGTATAACTGGAATAAGGATTATAGATGAAACTTACATGTGGCAGGATATAGAGGTTGATGGTAAGTTACACATAACAAGCCCGCTTTACATAGAAACTATTACAGAATACAACAAGTATTTAAAACACATATCAAAAGAAATGGCAGTAAATTACGAAATAGGGGATTTAAGACCAGTAGATTTCAAGGAAGCTAACAGATTATTACAAGGTAGTGATGAGAATATAGAACCCTTGAAAGTTTATAATGATGGAACAATGTCAGTATCCTGTTGGAAGATGACATTCAGAGATATTCTTAGGTTATTATTTAATCCTAAGAAAAGGTTTATTTGGATGGGTGTAAAAGCTGGACAATCGCAACCACCAGTATGGCTAACCACCAGATACCCGTTCAAATAAATACCCATGATAATGTTAGATTTTACCCAGGTTTTACAGAGCCTGGGTTTTCTTTGCGTGAACTAATTTAAAATAAACAAGTTATGGAAATTCCAAAAGATTTACAAAAGTATTATAACCACGTATGTAACAGCTTTAATAGGCTAAAAGACATGAAACTAAAACCTAAACAGATAAAGAAAGAAACTGTTGGTGTAGAGGTAGAATGTTGTAAATGTGGGAAATCATTCAAAATGGTTTTTACCGTGGCAGAATGGGCAGCATATCTTGATACTCAAAGAAAACTGATAGAGGGAGAAGGTAGAGTGATGAGTAATAGGGATATGGTACTTATGTTCAGGTATAAGAATATGAGGTTTTTGAAACACTTATTTCTTGAATGTTGTGAATCTTGTCTACAAGAAGAAGAAAGGATTCAGGTAGACGGGTTAATGTCAATTGAGAATAACATCAAATTAATTCTCGGAATCTATGAAAAAGGAAAAGAAGAATACGAGAGATCATCCACTGCAAGTTTACTGTAAAACTTGTGGTAAATTGGTAACAGAAGTAGAGGCTGATTGGTATCAATTTAACTGGTATTACGCTCCGTTAGAGATACGACCACCAATAAGAGAACTGTTTCCTGGAATTACCCATGAGCAGTTCTTGGGTTTGAAATACAGGAAATGCGAGCAATGCAGGAAACAAAAGAAACAAGGGATTTGCATTTAGTAAAACAGGATATTATATTTGCATTATAATTAAATAATAAAAATATGGTTATTAAGACTTTACTAAAATTGATTATTTTAATCCCCACTTTAAAAATCTTAAAATGGTGGTACAGAGGATTTAATATGTTTATTTGGGTTGGATGTGGTATCACCTTTAGTTTTGCAAGAGTATCTGGGAATATGGATTTACTGGATAAGGGGTGGTATAAAACATTCACAGAAGTTTTGGGATTCAGTTTATACATGATACTCCATGTATTATGGATATTAGCTATCAGAGAATTAATCATTAAGTTATAATATGGAAAAATATAAAAGACTAAGTAGGGATATAAAAGAAAAGATAATTAGGTCTTTACAAGAAACTGGGGTATTTATCAATATCCCTAAATTATTCTTTATAGTTGATACCCGAGTAAATGGTTGGAGAGAAATCCTTATAAAGAAAGGTGAAGAGGATGAACAAAAGGATTTTGAGAAAGATTTTGAGAACATCCACTTTGTATACATGGAGACATGGTGTTCTAACATAGAAAGTGAAGATAAACCCATAGTTTTATGCTGTTTATACAATGCTTGGGATGAAGCTGTATTTGACACTTATGATGAGTTATTTGAATTTTTATTAGAAAAATGATATGACAGAGTTTGAAGAAAGAGTAAGAAGTATCGAGAAAAAGTTGAGAGAAGGTGACAGAATAATCTCTCATCAAAATGTGTTATACCGAGAGTTAGAAAGCGGAGATAGGTTAATGGCTAAAGATTTAATCATTAACGTTAATCCTTATGTTATCAACAATTTAATGGTTGATAAAGTTACAAACACTAATGCTTATGCAAGAGGAACTAAGTACCCAACCACGTATGACAGAAAGAATTTTAGGCCACGGAAAGAGTATAGTGGGTTTAACAGGTATTATGTAGTAAGAAAGATAGAGAAATGAAACAGTACTTGGATTTATTAAAGAAAGTCCATGTTTTAGGGACTTATAGGAAGCCAGCAAGAGAAGGGATGCCGGCTTCTAAGAATTTATTCGGTGAGATGGTGGAAATTGATTTACGTGATGGGTTTCCATTATTAACTACTAAAAAGATGGCTTGGAATGCTATCAGGGTAGAGTTATTATGGTTCTTGAGAGGAATACCAAACCTAAGGTATTTATGGAGATATAATGTACATATCTGGGACCAAGATGCTTATCGGTTTTACAAGAGAAATTGTGAGACTCATAAGATAACTCCATTATCTTATGAAAGTTGGTTAGAGAGATTATGGGCTATGAGAAATGGTTCTTTCTGGGAAAGAAATCAGGACTTTGACAAGATGACTTATATGGGAGCAGTTTATCCTGCTCAGTGGAGAGGTACATTTATTTTTGGTGGGTCTTCTCACACTGATCAAATCCTATATATGATTGAGAATATCCGAAACAATCCAACAAGTAGATACCATATAGTTGATGCTTGGAATCCAGTGGATATTAACCTAAATAAGAATACCCCAATATTGGCTTTACCTCCATGTCACATGAGCCACCAAATTTTGGTAGATGTGGAGAACAACGAGTTTGACATGCTCATGTACCAGAGAAGTGCAGACATCTTCTTGGGAGTTCCATTTAATATAGCTAGTTATGCTTTACTATGTAAGTTCTATAGCATGATGACTGGATATCAACCTAGGTATCTCAAAATGATTTTTGGAAGCGTTGATTTATATGAAACTCATTTTGAGCAAGCAAGAGTCCAATTAAACCGAGATACTAAGCCACTACCAAAGTTAAAACTATTACCGAATGAGAATGGTGTTATGGATAGAGTGATGGAATTCAATATGGAGGTTAAAAAGTACTATGATAACTCCGCTCATTTGAAGTTAGATGAAGTGATTAATACATTACAACCTTCGGACTTTGAGTTAACAGGTTATGACCCATATCCTGCAATAAAAGGGAAACTAGATACTGGGTTGGGAATCTAATATAATATGTTATAGAGGCATTGTTATTTATACTGTATCTAAGTTTTGAATTTAAACAACAAAGGGGACCGTCGAGATGACAGACCCCTTCTTTTTGTGATTACTTTACAGGTTTGATGTACTTGTCATAGAACATCTTTGCCCACCAACCAATCACTGCTCCCGCTGCAAATGATACCAGAGCGTTAACTGATACCCAGAAAGGAGCACACTTTACAAATACTAACGCTACGATTACGATAGCTGCTACCGCAACCCAAAATAAAATTTTCTTTTTCATGATAAGAATTTATTTAGTTAACGAATGGATCTTCATTTGAGAATACCTGTACATTACCAATTACCCAACCAACTTGCTCACTCGGTTTTAATATAGTGGCTACATTCACATAACTTACTACCACCTGATTTTTACCATCAACCTGACTTACTTTGTGAACTGGAAAATATAACTGATACTCAGTGTTACTGATTTTAATTACCTGAGAACAATTCAAAGTATAAACTTGGCCACTTGAGTTAGCTGTTTTGGGATAAGTTAGAATGGTATTCCTAAGAACTTCTTCTAAAGTATACCCAGCTTGTGTTAGTGTAGATATCCCACTAATAACTGTACCCCCAGAAGTACCTCTTTGACCAGCTCCAGTTACTGGATTACCATTTACCATAAATATGGCTTGTATGGTTAATTTCCTTGAAAGGAGCATAGCACTACTCAATATTCTCCCTTGGTTTGCTGATAGTGGGGCTTGTTTATCAGATGAACCAAGGTGATCTACTACTATATTACCAGTTAAGACTGGGGTATTGTACCTTATTCCTCTCTCGACATACTCTAAACTCTTCTGATTGAAAGTAATGGTTAAGTAATATGAGATACTGTTATAAACAACAGTTAATACTAATTCACCAGTTTCCCATGATTGAGGGTTATCTTTGAGGTTTGTGATAGTTATATTAACTGGTATATATCCTCTTACATTATCTGAAGCCTTGATTAGGAATTGTGTTTCCCTTTTATTTAGTTCAGTAATCTCTTGTATAGTCCCAATCCTCTCATTAACAAAGACAGCCCAAGAAGCTACACTATCTTCCACCTCGTCATTGAACAGGTTATATAATGTATTTGGTAATACATGGACCTCACCACTACCTCCACCTATATCCGATAAGTAGGCTATTTGGTTTGCCTCTTCTCCAGTTTGACCAGCTTCTTGAACAGTTGGACGAACTCCCTTTGGAGTATTCAGGTTAATGGGTAATTCTGAAGTACCCAGGTCAACCACATCCCACTCATTCACCATAGCAATGTTCACACTACCTAAACCTTCTTTCTTAGCTACTCCAGTAATGAGATCACCATTAGCTAATTGAATAGCTTTACGATTTAGATGTTGTTCATCCTTAGCTTCTACATATTTCACAACATCATCAGAGGTAGTGGCTATTTTACCAGTATCTTCGTACTCACCTGTTTCGTTGTTATACACCCACCAATTGTCATTCTCCCCTATGATCGGAGATTTACCTGGTGATCCTTTCACTATATTACCCATAGTGATTTGAGCAAATACTCTCTCGTTTGTTACAACTGGAAAGATATTTAGCTCTCCATTATAAATTTCTAGCTTACAAATCATAGTAAATTATATTTTTCCTATTACTGCATATTTTACTTCTAGAATATTAGAGAATACACCTATGATTGAGGTCTCAACATTCTCAGCCTCTGATACAGTTACTTGCATCACTTGGATATCATAAACTCCATCCATATCCTTCGTCTCATCAGGTGAGAAGTTTATGAGGAGTTTGTTTCCATTCACTTCCATTTTCCCATACTGAAGGTCTGGGTATTCTGGAATTGGGTCTAAAATCAATGGCATGGGATTCTGGTAAATGGCTACAACCTGTGAACCTTGAGCCACTACAACTCTCATTACCTTGTCTTCTAACGTGATTGGGGTGATTCCATCATCCTCATACATAGCAAGAACTAATCCGACAGTCTCACCTGTATAGATTGTGTGTTTGTTAATACAACTGTTCATTTCGTTAATATTTTAGTTTATATGATGATACAATATGGTCTGGACAACCTACATGGGATAAAATAGAGCCCTAGTAATGTTACAAGTGTACTTACTTCCCACTAATACATATAAATTAAAACCAGGATTATGAAGTCAGTAGAAGAGTATTTTTATTTATATTATGACCTAAAGGATGAGATGATAAGATTATCTAAGGAAGGTAATGATATAAGAAAAGCTTTTATCACCAAAATTTACTGTGTCCCAAAGAGTGAGGTTAAGAGTAATTACAATGACCTGAAGAAAATAGTGAGAGTTTTTAAACAGGATGGGTTTTGGGCAAAGGCTTCAAGAAAGAGAAATGGGATTTTAAGGATAGTGGTATTTTTCAAAAAACCAAGTATAATAGTTAGGATATTAATATGAAATTTAAAGTTTTAGTCAAGTATTTAGACATTGACAAAAAGGGAAATAGGGTTTACTCTAAAAAACCCAAAAGTAAGTTCTCCACTAAGGTAATAGTTTTAAAGGGTGGACTATGGCTTAATAAACTTATACTGAAGTTTGGCAACGGAGAAGTAATGGCGTTCAAGTATAACGAGCAAACTCTCTCCTTCCTTAAAAAGATTACTAGTGAGTACTTTGCAGTAACTAAAGTATATAGAAGTCCATTCTATAGCTATTATCTAGTAAGTCGTCATTCGAAGGAGAAAGTATCAAACTTAACTGATTTACTGAAACAATGTCATAACATGGATTTGATGACGGCAGAGGAATATTGGAATAACCTAATACCTATAGAATTATGGAGAGAATAAGCGTAGAAGAAGCAAGGGAAATAACCCAAAGAGTGAAAACGGAGTATGACAAAAAGATAGGTCAACGAGTAATGGATGAGATATTGTGTCTTACCAACTCTATCATTGGAGATGCTGAAAGTGGTTTATATGAAACCACACATGGGATCCTTTTCAAAGACAGAGATAGAGTACCTATTGACAAATACTGCATGAAGAGTATCGTATCATATTTTAGGGATCAAGGTTATAAAGTTGAATGGGGAAAGAACTCCTCTAACGAAAGATACTGGATAAGAATATCATGGCAAAAGAAAAAGAGAATCAACTGGTTTCAGTGGCTTATTCTTATTGGGATACCAACCATGGTAGTATATGGATTAATTAAATTATTGAGCTATGGCTTTAGATAGAGATGATAAAATCCTGAAGAAGATCACCAAGTTACCATCGAAGAAACAATTTGGTGATTTGGCATATTCCTGGTTGAAGGAAAGGTTCCCTAATGCAGAGGATATCATGATCAGGGAAGCAAAGTTTAACCAGGAAGTATTCTTTGTAGTGGCTTACATTGACTGGAAAAGGTAAGTTTCACAGTTAATCCAACCGCACTTTTATTTCACCTTATTAAAAAGTATTTATGATATGGCTTTAGAAATGGATAAGGTTTTAGGGGAAATCCTAAACAACAGGTTCCCGGAAAATCCAATGGAGTTATTGTCCTACACTGATACAGGAACAGGATGGAATGTCAGGGTAAAATTAAAGAATGTCTTCCTGGTCCCAGTTTTATCGGATGGATTTAATATCCTAATCTCGGATAGAGAGGTTTTAATTCATTTAATTCAGAGGTAATGATGATGGCCCCATTTGTGGGCCGTAAAAATTGGTGGAAATTTTTTGTGGGAAAGAGGGCTTTGGTCCTCTTTTTTGTATGTATAGGGCAAAATGAAAGGATTAGCCTTTCATTAGGTGTGTATCGAACCTTTTAGGTTCTGATTCCGAGAGGGGTAGAGGATGGAGGATAGCCTTGATCAGGTTGAGGATTCAGGGATCAGGGATCAAGGTTAAGGATCCTTGTTTGTAGGGCTTGGGAAAGTCGTAGCTGTAGGGGGGCTGGTCGGTAGGATATAATTAAAAAATAAGTGTTAATTTTTTAGGGGACAAATTAACACTTATCACATTTAAAAGTTTAACGTTTTTCTTTCTTGAAACACACGTATAAAATGCAAATGATAACTAAAATAATTATCTGCATGATGAAAGAAAGTATTTCAATTAATGCGCTTACAATTGCATCCATATTAAAAAGCATTTAGTATAAAAGAATCGTATTTCTTTTTGAAAATTTTTTCATAAAGAAATTTTTTCACTTTCAAAATCTTTTTCTCCATTCTAGAATTATTGAATACACGAAACAAATAAAAATGAGTAGTACAAATGTACTACTCACTAATGTAAAAACACCCATTTATTTTGCAGATTGTTTGAAATTCTTTGATTTCGCAGTTTGCAAACGTGCAAATAATTTCTTTACTGCATCCTCTTTTTCAAATGTAGAAGCGTTGTATAACTCTTTAGCGCTGTTATACTCTCCCTGTACTTCTACAATTGTATCATGCAACTCTTTCAATTCTAGCAACGTTTTTTTATCAACGTTGAACGCAAATTCAAGAATAAATTTTTGATACAATTTGCGAACGCTTTTCTTTTCGTGCGTTTTAGAATCCATTTTCGCTAAATTATCGGGAATCTCTAAACCCAATAATTTGTACAACTTTTCGTAGTTGATTTTACCTTTGTTGTTACTACGATTAACTACGCTTTTAGAAAATTCTTGAAATAAACTCATAATATAAATTATTAAAAATAAATCGTAGACTTTTTCAAATTTGGTGCTACGACATAACCAAATTATTTTTACATTCTTTCAACATTTCAAAGAACTTGTGTTTTTGTCGTTTTTCGATATACAAATATATAAAGAATTTTTGAACTACAAAAATATTTGCAAGAAAAAATCAAATTATTTTCGTCAAAAAATTATTTTTATTTTCATTCTAAATTATCGAAAAATCGAAAAATTTTTGTCGAAAAATTTGCTTTTGTCGAAAAAATTTCGTAGATTCAATATATAAAATATCCACCTGCTCGCCTGCCCACCCTATCCCTAATCCCAATCTAGCTCTGGCTCTCGCTCGTAGGCCCTGGTATCTTCTGAGCCCGCCTACCTTCATGGCCCTATATTGAACCCGCCTTCCTATTCCCAACCTATTAACCCTAACCCAATAGCTCTCACTTTTCAGCTCTCCGGTTAACTGATATGAAAGCTTTAGGATGACTAGGATATAGGGCCTTATGACCACTAATTGGGATATCTAGTTGATCAACTCTTATCAAACATGTAAATATTCTCATAGAATAACTCTTTTTCTTCTAGAAATTCATTCTGGCTGTCCTAAATCAACAGAAAAGCTCACTTTCATTTGATCAAACTTTCTCACATAATCAACCACAAAAATAGAGTGACTTATACAGTCACTCTATCTCTACAGCCTATACAGCTCTTACAGCGTTAATCTAAGTTATATACTAACGTAACCCAAAACCCGTAATCAGTGTCGTACCAGTTGAGACTGAACCCGCAATCATCTAATGTGTATACTGTACAGCCGTTACCCATTTCGTTCTTTATAAATAACTGCCCTGCTGTAGTTCTCTCCACTTCATTCACGATGTAGTTCTTCATCGAAGCTTTGATGTTGTCTGCCTCTTCTTCATCAGAATCCTGAAAATCTGTTTTGAACTGAAAACAGAGGCTTTGTATTTCAGAGCCATCATTGCCAGCTATTGCTTTAAACTGATTCGCAACATACCCAATCTGATCTATGTTTAACGTGTTAATCACTTCGTTAACGATCTCTACTAAACTTGTTCTCTTCATAACTTCTCTTATTAATAATTTTATTGCATTATTGCAATGCAAATATAATATTCTCGTTTTGCCCTTGCAAATCCTGTATAACTAAAGTAAAGAGCCCCGAAGGGCCCTAGTTTAACTTTAGTTCTTTTTCTCAAGCATTTTCACTACCTGATATCCGACCTTTGCCTGGATAACATCCATCCTGTAATCCTGGAATTTACTGTAGTATGTGAACTCATCCAGTTCCCTTGCTTTGATAACCCTCTCAATCCTGTCGATGAAATCCTGAACATCAACCTCATGTTGTGCTTGATGTAGTACCTGATAGTACTGGGATATCAGATCCGGAATATAATCGCAAAGCTCATCATCCCCTGTAGCCTCCATAGCCCTCTCATAAACCAGAAGTCCCAACATATTCAGATAGACTGTTAACCTTGATTCCGGTACGTTGACTTCCCATATATTATCCGGTAAACTTCCGAATACATCCATTACTGGTTCTATCTCTTCCCAATCCTGAGGGTCGTAAACCCTGATAGCCTTGATCCCTGTGATCTTCTCTGCCCAAGCTAACAGCTCATATTCTCCAGTTGAACCTACAGTTAATAACTTAATTTCCTTGATTCCCTGATTTTCTTGTGCGTTCTCCATAATTTTATTTATTTTAAAAATTAATATATTGCAAATATAATAAACCCTGATTGCTGATGCAAATCCTTTTTAACCCAAATAGGGGATCTGAAACCCGCCCTCTTACCTTAGAGGCCTTAACATCACCAAGCCTAGATTTAGGATAGGGCTGAAGGACCTATCCTCCATGGCTATGGTTCCCTATCCTAATCCTAATCCGACCGTGGCCAAACACTAAAAGTTCTCCCAGTATACTTATATAAGAACAAGTATGGTCTGGGAGAACGGATTCGGTTGAGGCTATTGGCCTCGATTTGGTGATATGGCTCTACTCTCTGTTGGGTAGTGTGTCATCCTCTATAACATCAACCTGTCTTCTGGCTAAGGATTTGAGATGTCTTTGGGCCTTTTTGTCCTTAGCCTTTAGAGGCTGTATGGTATCACCATATTGGTATTTCCTTTTCTTCTTTGGTGATAAGGATATAGGGCCCTTATTCCCTGATACCAGGTTAGGATTTAAGGCTGTTTGAGGCTTAGGATCAAGGTCCTTGAGGCCATCATGGCTATCCTGGCCTTTACTGTCATTGGGCCTCAGTGATCCCTTTCCCATCCCCAAAAATTGAGGCCCGGTCTCCATCCTTGATCCTTGATTTGTGGCTGATGAATCCTCTACAGATCCTTGAATATCTGATACAGCCTCAGTATAACCATTATCGGATTCTGAAACACCATCCAAATAAGGAATCCCACTACCTAAACCCAAATCCATACCTATACTATTACTCTCTCTATTTGTACTCTTAGATAATGTACTTTCAGATTGATGAATTTCTTTGTTTTTTGTGGTTATAGTGGATTCAGGGATTGGGATTTCGATTGTGTCCTGATCCTCTTCCCAGTCTTCTTCGTTGATCCCTTTTGATTTTCGTTCTTCTGCTTTTTGTAATGTCAGGATTTTATCCTGAATTCTCTGGCGAAGGGTTTTGTCTTCTGTTTCGTTTAGTTGTTTTTGTAATTCTGGGATTGTGTCTTCTATCCAGTCAACGTCTTCGATTTGTTGTATCCTTTTCTCTGATCTTTTGGATGTGGAGTTGTCGATGTGGTCGTATTTATGTAGTATATCTAGGGAGATATGTTCTTTCTCTTCTAGGAGTTTGAGCTGGGGTTGGTCTAGGATTTTAGCCTGTTTTATGTTATCTGTTTGTATTTCTTTGGGTTGGGATGTTTGAACTATTTTGTAGGCTTCCTCTACAGTCAGGGATTGGGATTGGTTATTTTGAGTGAGGTTGTTGTTGATGTTGATGGTAGATCCTGAAGCATAGAAGGTCCTGAATATCTCTGCTACTTGTTTATTAGATTGTAGTAGAGTGGATAGGATTCGGGATATTTCTCCTGATAGGAAAGGTGCGTATTTATCTCCTTGTGATTTTAGTAGGATTTCTAGTTGGTGTTGGATTGTACCTCTATCCTGAATAGCCCAAAGTGTGGACATGTTGGCTAAGGCTGCTGCAGTATCCTGTAACCTTTGAGGGTCTTTGAAGGCCTCTAATGTATGAGAGGTTCCGAGCATACATGATTGTATTGTTTCTACTTTGGTATTTAAAAGATGGGCCAGTTGAGGGATGGATAATGTCCTATCATTTAGCCTGAATCCTGACATTGTGTAGATATTGACAATGTGGGAAATCAGTTTCTCTTTCCTGGTTTTTCTTAACTTCTTGCTCTTTGCTTTATTCATTTGCTGAGCTAGGATCGTGACCCCTGTGGGTCTGGGCATTCTTTCAATTTGTGTCATATTATCATGGTTTTAGTAATCACTTATATGATATCTGGAAATCTGGGTCTTAGACCTACTTATGAGTAGTTTAAGATAAATCTCTACAAATTCTTTTTAGTTAACTAGATACACAAAAAGAAAGAGCCAAATCATTAAATTTGACCCTTTCCAGCTAATTCAAATTATGGAGTTTACTCAAAAAGTCACGTCTATGTCGATATATACTATGGTTCTTGGGTTAAACCTGTATTCCTCTTCATCCTCTGTATCTAATACCAGTTCATCGGTTTCATCATCCATGTATAGGGATTGAACGCAATCTATGGTTTGTTCTTCACTGATTTCTGATATGGTTACTATCGCTACCTCATTTTCCATGTTTGAGAAACCCCATTCTATTATCCTTAGAATCTCAATCTTCTCTTCTAAGGATTTCTCTCGTAGTTGTACTGTTAATTGATCCATGACTTATACTTTTATGCGTTTTACACTGAGATTAATAGTCCTAATCCCCTTTAACGGTAGGCTTTTTATGTGGGTTATATTCTGATGGGTTTCTGGGTCATGTACTATATAACCCACCTGAACTAAGGTTCTGTCAGTATTGTTGGTTAGGATCCAAGGGTCAACTATACTCATTGATCCTTCATCAAATCCTATATCCATTTTTATTTGGAGTAGGACTTCGTTTCTGATCATATTGACATATAAGGTAAGTACCTTAAATACTTGGTTCTTGGCATTCTCATCCAATTTTTGTAAATCTAAAGCCAATATCTGTTTCATAGGGCATACTCTGCTTTTACAATTAAGGCTATCTCATCTACCTTTGAATATTCAAAGGTTTGTTTCTTTGAAGAATCCCAACTTAACGTTGTGAACTTATCCTCTAATATATCCCAGATAATGGGATCATTAAGTTTGATGGCTTTTGTACAACTATTGTTTTCCTTTAATTGAACTCTCATTTTAATTTCAACTCTTTCATTGTCTCCTACCATCCTAAGATATAATGCTAGCAACTTTATGAGTTGTTGCTTAGCATTATTACTTAAGTCTTTAAAGTCTAAAACTAGATTCTCATTCATGGTTGACTTATTTAAGTTTTTCCCAAACTTCCAAAACATTCTTGCAGGTAAGAACCTTATCATGGTTCTTACCTATTACGGTTGAGGTCATCCATATTACCATATCCTGAAGTTCTCCATCGGAGTTGATGTAATCACTATCTTCATTGGAAAGGTATTCTTCCCGCATTCCCTGAGCCCATTTATCAATGAGTGTACTCTTTTCTTCGCAATTTGGGATCTGATACAATAACATTTGGATTTGTTCAGATAAATCCGGTACATAATCATAGTAGGAATCATCCCCACCACCGAAATTATCTAACATCTCTTTTAAGTATTTATCAGCCTCTTCCAAGAGAGTTTCTAACATCTTATCCTCTGGAAACTCAGAATCCTCAAATGTCCTGACAAATATTTGAGTTGACATCCCAACTTCCAATCCTTTCAAGGATTTTAAATCTTCTTCGAATTGTTTGTTCTTTTCCGGATTTTCTTCTAATTCGAATTTATCGAAAGCTTTTACCCATTGTTCTCCAATGAACTGATCTGGAGTATATTCTCCAACTTCTGTTAAAATATAAAATTTCTTTTCCATGACTTATTGTGCTAAGGGTTGTAATTTCTTGTATAACTCCTTCCATTGTGTCACCATATCTGAATATTGTGGACATTGTTGAACTAAACCATTGAGGTCTTCCAAGTTGTCTTCCAGGAAATTCATAACTTCATCATGGATACTTTCCCTGTACTCATTTATTATGTCCTCAATTTCTCCGAAAAGTTCTCTCATACAGGGGTAATCTTGACCTAAATCTAGGCCTAACTTATTAAATTCCTTGTATAACCCCATTAATTGTGAGCCATTTAGCTCGATTGATCTGTTGAAATTCTCCATAACTCTTTATATTTTAATTATTTAATATATGCAAATATATAAAACCTGTTTTACTTTTGCAAATCCTAAATAACCTATTTTACTCATCCTGTTGAGTATAATCTATTACCCGAACGTAAATGTGTCTGTTAGGATCCTTCATTTGGTGAACCTTCTTTTCTTCTTCCCCATCAATGATGAATGGGAATTGTACCGGAGACAGAGTCATCTTGAAGGTGTACATATCAACTCCATAATCATTTCCAGGAATTTCAATAGTTCTTTTAATTACCTGGAAATAAACAAATGGGTAGTTCTTTTCAAATTGACGAGTCTTAATGACAAACTTTTGCATTGCAGTTTTGGTATAAATCATCTGAACAAAACTATTTTCAGATACTCTAAAGTTCTCAGATACCTTAAGTGCAGCGGATTGAGCTATCATAACTATAGTGGGTTGATTCTCACCATGTCTCCCCTCTATTTCAGATTTAAACAAATAATCTATTTCCTCTGCCTTCAAGGCGATTATCAACTGTTCGATGAATTGCTTAAACGTGCAATCGTAATTTAACTGGTCTAACTTAACTTCCATAACTTAAATGTCTAACATGATTAATACTGTAATTCCTAACTCTTGTAATTTATCATATATCTCGGTATCATCCTCTCCATATTCTTCCATGAATTTTGATTCATATTCAAATAATCCCATCCCAACTTCTGCTGCCTCTTCATTTATATATGATGCTGAATCTACCTTAATTGTTGGGTCATCACTACAAACATATAGGTAGATTTTCTTATTCTCTAACCCTTCATTGACAAAACTATCAATGAAAATACTCCTACCGTATAAATTCTCACCATTTGAGATTTCATCATCCTCGTATTCTCTCAAAAAAGAACCCGATAGATTATCCCAAATTAACTCAGCTGCCAGTTGTAACTCTTTTTGCTTCATAACTTAAATATTATTAATTATTTAATATATGCAAATATAAAAACCCAAGTTGCTAATGCAAATCTTGGGTTTCCTTATTAACCTGAATAACCTTTTATTCTGTGATGATAACTCCTGACCTCATACCCTCATAAATAAGGTAAGAGATTAACTGAAGTGGGCAGTTTACCACTCTTTTCCCATATCTCTCCAAGTCTAGAGCATACATGGTTACAAGTGATACTGTGGTAAACGTGTCTGTTTCTGGATCATAGCTCCCACGTCCACCAACTTCTTCATTAATCACATCCCAATCTATGATTTCAGGATTCTGTATTGTGATACCTTCTACCTGATCAATATCTGGAATTGGTATCCCTCTCAGGAAATACTGATCGTCCTTTTTCTCTAACATCTCATTATCTCTAAGATAATATTGTGTTTTCAGTAGGTCTTTACCCTTGAATTTCTTGATTGCCATTTTCTACGATTTCTAAAATATAAGTGTTATTATCCCATACAAAAGTGGGATTGTTGATTGATTTCGCTTTACTTTGTAATAACCTCAACCCTACTGATTGTGGTACTCTTATCATTACCTTATCACGTATCCTACCACTCTCTACTACCTCTTGATGTATCATGTTATCCCATAAGAAAAGCGTTTCCTTCTCAGAGTCTATGTAAATGAATTCTCTGATTGGGATTTGCTCTAATAAATATTCAAAATCTCTCGTGATTAGCATATCTAGTTTACATTAAAAAGGAGTAAAGCATAAACTCTACTCCTTTGCATAAATACTCGCTTATTGGATATTATAGGCTTTCATATACCTCTTTATCAAATACAATAGCATGATAAAAGAGTATAACCCATCTTCTTTATCAGATTCATTACCGTACCCAAGTAATTCCATGACCAAACTCTTATAGACTGAAGTAGCCTGGTCATCAATCATGGTTTGGGCTATTTTGATAATATCATCAACCATTTCCTTTTGTACCAAGATAAGCTTATGATCAAGGTCTATGTATAAGCCATATCCTCTAAACAGGGTATTTAAGGTTTCGGCTATATCTACCGTGTTAACCTTAAAATCTGGGCTTATACTTTGGATTAATTCTGTGGGAGTTATAGCTTTACCCGGGTATGTATCACTCTCCATTGAGAACTCATAACCATCAACTTCAAGGATACTGTTTAAATGGTATTCCTTGATAATGTAATCTTTGAGCTCTTCAATATCAATGTAACTATTGTTCATCACCTTGGGTCCCTCCAGTGACCAGTTGTTCAAGGATACATTTTAACCTGATCAAAAGGTCGCAGATAACCTCTGGATTCTTTGCTACCCATGAATGATTGTTGATCACCCATTGCCGGTGTTTGTGATATACCAGCAAGGAATCAATCATCTCACCAATTGCTAAAATTGAATACTCAATAGGTGCCTTAAACTCAAAATGAAGTGTGGGTCTTTTTGAGTTTTGAGTTTCTGCCCATACTACCTGAACTGGGTCAAATTCCAATGAAATCAAATCCCAAGGTAAATCATTTACCTGTTTCCAGAAATCCTCTTGGAATTGTCCCAAGGTTTCCTCTGCAATCCGATCATGCAAAGTGGCTTTACCAGTTTTTACCTTAGATTGTAAGGTTCTCATGGCAGCTAACGTGATTGCATCTGCTGAGAGTAAAAGTGGTTTTCTCTCTTCTTGTACTGGAGCATCTTCTACTCCAGTATTCTCTGCCACTTCTGCTGCTTCCTGAACTCCTGCTAATGGTGCCCCAGTTTCTGGATCAAATTTTGGTTGTTGAATCTCAACCTTTCTTCCTCTTTTTGCCATTTCTTTTAATTTTAAGTTATATAACAATGGTTATTAGTTCCTATGCGTCACCCATAATTTTATTAGGTACATACCCAGTCTTTGGTTTACCAACCTTCATAAATCCCTGAATCCATGCTTTAGCAGCATCCCCAACTGCCATAATGGCTAGGTCATTTATATTTTCAATTGTCATGTTCTTACTTTTCTCATTCTGTTTATAGATGATAGGTAATGCTCTCAATATCAAGGTATGGTTGTGGGTTTTATCACTCACTTCTTCCATCAATTTAACCATGATATCTATCTTATCACTTTCATCAAATTCTTTATGTTCATTAAGGAACCCATCCACGGTATCTGTTAGCATACTATGTAATTCCTTATCCAGATCATCCATATCCTCTACGAGTGAGAAGTAAGACCTAAACAGATTCATTACTACACTTACCATTAAACTCTCTATGAAAGGCAGGGTTATGATACCTGCCTCTATGAGTTCTTGGATTTTTCTGATTTCTACCAATTCTTTATCTGGAAGAGAATCCATACTTTTTATCTCTGTTTCCATCATTTATTCTTTAAAGTTTCATAATCCTCTTCTGTAATCTCTGAACACCCAGTAATTTCTACTGTGTTACCAATGGGAGCATACTTAGCTGTAGTCTCCACCCTAATCTGGTTTTTGATCTCTTCGATCTCTCCCATTGGGTGTTCTCCCTCAGTTTCTACGTAGAAAATGTGTAATGACTTCCTACCCCTGTAGTTCGTCACGTTTGCGAAAATCATAAAATAGCGTTTCATCTCTTTATCTTATTTTAGTCCATTCAATAGGTTTACCTTTTATCTCTGTAATAAAAGAGTCCCAGTTCTGGTTAACAAGAAGTATATCTATGGGCTCAACTTTTGAGAATTTCTCCAAGAATTCTTCGAAGTTGTTCATTATATTCTGGGATAGCTCTTCATTCTTTCCAAAATGTTTATGTAACTCTTGTCTGAGTAATTTCTCAGATTGAATCCTGAATTGGTCCCCAGCCACTTTTAATTTCCCAGACCAGATGTTCGTGTATTTCAAATCATCCAACTTTTCCATTAATATGGTGGATACCAGAACAAGCACCATGTATGATGATGCCTGTTCCATTGTAATCTTGTTTTTAGTTTCCATAACCCTTTCCCCTTTTAACCATTTTTTCATGGTGACCCTTAACTGCATCTGGATCAAACCCTTTCACTTTTTCCCTTATGGGCACTATGTGAGTCTTATACAAAGACTTCCATAAAAACTCGGGTAAAGGTCTGAATGAATTCTCTGATACTTTATCCCACTTTGCCCGAAGTGAGTTAATGCAAAACCGGAATGTACTCATATCATCCATTGCATTAAAGTTTGTTACCAGATCATCAAAATCCCTTTTCATATCCTCGATAAAGTTGTTATAAGGGAAATTCTCAGTGTTCTCTAAATTATACTTTCCCAAATACTCTATTACTTCCATGTACCTAACCTCCATTAAGCTAAATATTTCTCTTGCAATTCTTTTAACTCTTTTTGTGCCCTTCTCAACTCTTTTGCATCCTCTCCACCTGAAGCCCGGAATACCCTTAATTCGGCTTTTTCAATTTGGTTCCGAACCTTTTGCCTGTAAGACTTCCTTTTAACCGTGTCAATCATACCTTTTGGGTATTTGTACCTGAGCTCTTTTCTCACTACCACTTCTTTAACAACCTCTAACTCCATTTGTTCTTTGGCAGACTTGGTTTCCTTAACCTGTTCTTCCTTCTTTGTTTTGACTTTTGTTTTCATAACCTACTCATTATTAATGATTATAATTATTATTAAATGCAATGCAAATATATAAAACCTGTTTTACTTTTGCAAATCCTTTGTTACCCAATTATCAATCCGATAATCATTATTATCAGAAAGAATAAGAAAGCGATTCCCACTATGGTATCAGCTCTTTTCTTATTCTTTTCCCTAATCTCTTCCATAGTCATGGGTTTGGTTATTTTTGAACCCCCATCCACTATAGCCCCATAAATTACGGCTACCACTATTATTACTAAAATGATTGTAATCATGATTTCCTGGTTTTAAGTTTATAAATGTTATCAATCTCAGTTTGAGATACCACTAATACGTTGTTCTCCTCGTTGAATGTCCAATCCAATTCTTTGAGTAAAGGATCCATTCTTAAACTCTCTACTAACCTTTTCATGGGTAGTTTATCTGAAAAATAAACAACATTGGTTGTGATGTCTATAGATACCCTTATGTGGTTATGAGAATCCTCTATTCCATGAGTTAACTCTGAACTCTCTACGATGTAGCCTAAGAAATCACTTAAACTCTCGTCTAAAACTGCATTACCTGTTGAGCCTTTCATAATCCCAAATACTTTTCTAGTTCTGCTTCTTCTTTTAATTCACGTAATTGCTTACGAGTTGTTTTCTTTTTACTTTGAAGCTCTTTAATTTGCCTCTGTAAATCCTCCACTGCAGCTTCAATATCGTAAGGATCATTCCCATCAACTGAAGTCCCAGTGTAAACCTCACCCTTGGGAATCTTAATCCCATAATCAGATAAACTCTTGTCCCGATATGGGTAAGGAATGGTGATTTTCCCATAATTCTTTGGTGCATCCCACTTTTTCTTCATCTCCATTTCCTTAATCCCATATACACATGATAGGAGTATCCCTATCAATACTGCCACTACGTATTTCATCAATAGTTGAATAAGTGATCCAAGACCTGTCTATCTAACCCAATCTCCTTTGCCGGTTTCAAGTCAAACTCATGGTTTAACTGGTAGTTGAATCCATTGTAAACGTAGTAATCATTGCAAATGGCTATTTTGTTTTTCTCCATTTCCAATTTGATCCGATCCACGATATTCTCTCGATAAGTTCCCGGGAATCCTGTTTCTTCAATAACATCCACTACCCGATCCTCAAATGATCTTCTAACCTTTTGAGCCTCCAATTCTCGGAATGGGTAGATTGCCTCTTCAAACCTATTGATAAGATCATTGGCTGAATCCAAGAGGTATTCCGGATTGAGCATCTTTTCTAAGGCTTCAGTGTGTAACCCTTTGACATGGATTCCTGCACCTTCTGGTATGCACATCCCATTCGTGCATACTTGCCGGTAAATGGCTGCAGTCATTTGGAATTTCATTGACCCATCATAAGAGTTGTAAAAACTCAATTTCGGATGTAATGAATCTACTCCCTCCATATTAACCTTCTGGTCTTTGAGAATCAAATCCAATCGAGTGATAGCCCCACCCTTAATGAGTTTAGTCTGTGGTTCTACCTTGAATTTACCGGCAAATAACTCGATAATAGGCTCGAATACCGTTCTATTCTCAACTAGGTGGTATTTCTCAGAGCAAAAATTCACTATCCGTGCATTCTCTGTTCCCGGGTTGATAATCACTGCATACTCGTTACTGGAATTAACCTGAATCCCTGGTATCAATTCTGATACCTTTCTTTTAATAACTGGTTGGTAAATCTGTTCTAACGTACTCATAATTAATTATTTTATTTATTATTAAATGCAATGCAAATATAATATACTTGTATTCACATTGCAAATCCTATTTTACTTTATTATCTTTCCCATCTCTCTGTTACGAAGATGAAATCGGCTGCAAAGGTGACATCTACTCCATTCTCGAAAAATTGACTAATACCTAGTTGACATTGGTACTCGTTAAAATCGTAATATTCATTCCCTTCTAGGTCAAAATCCTCATTAACCGGTTCAAATACCCATTGGTGAAACCCATAACCTCTTGCATCATTCTCGAAAGTATTGAAATGACATAACTGCCAATTCCTGTCTCTGAACCACTTAAAGAAATCTTTCCATCCCATACCTACTTTCTCTAATTTACCGTTAACTAAACTATAACCTGTTATGTATTCCCATACTCCGGTTCTATTCTGAGAATCATTCCGAATGAATCTTTTGATTGCATCCTCTGTAGTTTTCTTTGCTATTTGCAAGTTTAGCTGATTTAAATCTCGTATCTCCATATATTTATTATTAAAAATTATAATGCAAATATATAAATCCCCAGTTTCTATTGCAAATCCTATGTTACTGGATTAACATGAAAAGAGGCTCATTTTACTGAGCCTCTGGTTTTAGTCCAAATTTAAGATTGAAATCTCTGAGCTTCTCTCGTGCTCTCTCTTTATAAAAGATCTTTTCCCACCATTTTAGTTTCCCAATAAAGAAATCTAGTATTGGTTGTTGGTTTTTCAATATAACTTTATGTAGTAATGAAAATTGCTCACTAGATAAATCGTGCATGATATTAGCCATAGCCCCTGTATTGATTCCCAATTTAGTGTATAAACTGATAGAATCCAGGTTAAGATCAGTCCAATCATCCACTGATATCCCGGGTATAACACATTCTACTGATTTACCCAAAACCTTTTTGTTGGCGGCTGCTATAACCTGAGCCAGAGTTTTAATAACTGCTAACTCATCTTGGTTAAAGGGAGGCCTATTCTTCATCGCTGTTCTCGGCATAATCCTCAAGTTGTTTAAGTGGCTGTGAAGTAGTTACCCATTTATTCCACCGCAAATAGAAAGGAGTAGGCTCTTTCTCCGGGTCTCTCTCCATTTCTCTATATTCTTTCCTGAATCTCTCTTTCTCTTTCTCACTCATGAATTCTGGGAAAATGTGGAGTTTCTGTGTTGTAAAGGATTCTTGAGCTTTTCCTGGAACCTTGATCTCAAGTGTGCCAGTAAACTCTCCAAACCGATATACTTGGACTTCATCTGTCCTTTTCTTGTATATCTTTATCCCCACTATAATGGTTGGATCGAATTTATCTAACATAGGATTTTTTGATTCCTTTATCAACCGAACCATGTATTGGAATTTGTCTGTTCTCCAATCATCATTATCCCATTCTACTTTTTCAAACCTTTCCATCTGGTGAAGTAAATCTCGAGTTACAAATACAAACCCCTGTTCTCGTAAAGATTTAATCAATTCATCCTGATCTTTAGAACTGTTGATGATTTCCATAATCTCCTCTACATAGCTCTCTGAATCTGAATCAATCTTACCTACCTTCTTAGCCTTTTTCTCTTTGGCTTCAAGTGGTAATAACCCGGATAATTTCTTGAGGTATGTGATAGCTTTCTCCACATCTTCTTGATTATCCATTGTAACTTCAATCCTCATTGGACCATTGTGAGTAAACTTTGGTCCAGTTGCAAACTCTGATCCCTGTTTATAGAGCTTATCTGATATGAGCCTTGACTCTTCATCAAATAGTTGCACTCTTATTCTTTTCTCTTCCATATTAATACCTCTTTTTATCAATTACTTTAAAATCTTTAGGAAAACCCTCTCTCCATATAATAAACATTGGATAACCTTGAATCTCAGTTTCAACCACTATGAATTTAGTACCACTATTGTAAGGTATAACCCATTCTCTAGTTGGATTTTTCTGAAATTGAGGTATGGAATCTCTTTTCGAGTTTACCTCTACTATCGTGTTATCTCTCACTATGGGTTTTGAAATATATACTCCCATGAGTATCCCTATTAACCAGGATACTACCATTCCGATAATTAAAACTGTTTTGAAATTCATAATCTTAAATTTTGGTTTGTGGGCTATTGAGACTCGAACTCAACTAAAACCACTTTAGCCCTTATAATAAATGGCCAGTTCATTATTAAAATCCCTGGCCATTTCTGAAATTATGAAGTTACCGAATTAATCTTCATCTTCCTCTGCCTCAACTTCTTTGGCTTCTTTCTTAGCCTTTTTGTCGGCCTTTGATTCTTTTGGAGCTTCTTCTGCTTTTTCTTCTTTGGCTTCTTTCTTAGCCTTTTTCTTAGCCTTTGATTCTTTTGGAGCTTCTTCTGCTTTTTCTTCTTTGGCTTCTTTCTTAGCCTTTTTCTTAGCCTTTTTGTCGGCCTTTGATTCTTTTGGAGCTTCTTCTGCTTTTTCTTC